CTTCTGTTGTTGTAGGTTCAGCAGTGGTTGTAGGTTCTTCTGTTGTTGTAGGTTCAGCAGTGGTTGTAGGTTCTTCTGTTGTTGTAGGTTCAGCAGTGGTTGTAGGTTCTTCTGTTGTTGTAGGTTCAGCAGTGGTTGTAGGTTCTTCTGTTGTTGTAGGTTCTACGAAACATTCCACATATTCATCACCATTATAACTAAATGTCCATGTAAATGCACGTTTCCCACCACCTACATCTAACAACGATGCTTCACAAAAAGGAGAATAATCATTACAGATTCTATTATTTTGACAGGTCAGTACATTATCTTCCGCATATCGGAAGAAATATTGAATTCTCGGTACCGACATATATAGGGGATCAACATAAGGCCAATCTGAAAATGTTGTACGTATTGTTATGGTATTATCCCCGCTAATAAGCGCCGATGGGTTCACAAATACGGTTTTGACATTTTTTCCCCCGTATGTAATATAATCAGGTTCTATATTAGTTTGATCGAATATTAGGGATGTGTTCGTAGAGAATATCAATAATATCACATCTACTGGGATATATGTTGCTGGATGTTTTACCCAAATAGGAAAACCGTTGTAGTTTCCTAAATATATTGAATCCCCCATATAACCACCAGTTGTTTCGAGATGCCCTATTGTAAACTCGCCACTCTTAACGCCATTTATCAAAATTTCATGTTTTTTAGGTGACACTGTGCTCGTTAGATAATTCCAGCTACCTCCCGAGCTGTGACAAGAATCATATAGACTTAAACAGAACACATTACTTAGATTTGGATTTAAACATAGTTCACATATTTGAGTATCGGAAATTTCCGCATTATCAATATCGCTATCTTGAATAAATTTAGCACGCTTAAAAGGGGCATTTTTATCAGCCCGACGAACGAAATATTTGCGAGTCTGCCCATCTATAGTGATGTCGGCATAAGAACCGACCATACTTGATAATATCGGAGAGTTGGTGAGTTTATTCATAACATTCTTCTAACACATACTCGAAACTATTGAAACATGGTTTCTCACCAGTGTATAGTTTATTAACATCAATTATATCGTAACAATCAGAACAGTTGCCACTTGTGCAAAACTCAGTTCCTATATAAGGATATAATTCCCAAGATTCTCCAGTATTTCTAAAAAAGAAACTACCGCCATTATAGACTTCTAAATTTTTATTAGTGAATTGGTTTAATATAAACTCTGGAATATCATCTATATTTTTAGATAACAGCACATTCATTTTTTCTTGCAACACTTTATACTGAATCATATAACTATAAAAATATTGTAGATCATTTTGAGAAAAATTAGCAAACTCTGAAGATGTAAAAATATGGTTTCTATAGTTATAACCAATATATATAGTATAGTTTGATAATTCGTCCCAGGAGTTGACAAATAAATCTTTACGACTGTTGCGAACTAATATAGAATTTATTATATTCTTTATACTGTTTAATTGGTTTAGATGACTGAGATATGCATACACTTCGTTTATTTTTACATTATATGTCTTTGCATAAATTTCTAATGCAGAGCGGTTTTCTTTCAGCACCGGATATTGTTTGAATTTTTCGGGTGTATAATTTTTACATAAGAAATCACAGCGAATTAATTGTGTTGGAGAGAAGTCCGAAACTGGAAAATTTAGATCCAACCAACTACGAACTTCTAAAAAATTTGCAACCATGTTGAATGTTTTTTGAAATACTATAAGAATTGGCTCCTCCCAAAATCCCTGGACATTGTACACAAGGTCGGAAGTGTTTTTCCAATTTGCGGACAGATTAGACACTTCTGATAGCGTCGTTAAGTCACTTGATATCGTGGATATAGTGTTAAACAGAGACTTCCATTTTAAAGAATCTTCATATAATCTATCGAAACGAATATTTAATTCATGCATATTAGCATTGAATTTATATATGCTGTTGCCTAAGAATTCGTATTGCGACAATAGTTTAATCATTTAATCAAAAAGGGCAGAATCAAATAACCATGTACTGGTTTCGGGATCTATAACAAATTTCAAACCTTTGAATTTGTTGATATATTTATCAGGAACTGCTACTTCCAATGAAGAAGAACCGCAATCTATGGAACCTTTTGGATAGTACGTTCTACGACCCTTTCCTATGCAACTGATGACAAACTTAACCTTAACAGTTTTAACTCCAACAACTTTAGTTTGTGTTAAAACTCGGTTTATTTCAGTGTACAGAGGAGTGAAAACATATAATTCTTGGCCGACAATAAAATTGGCACACTTTTCGTTCATAACAGGTAGTGTGTTGTTCAACCATACGGTTATATCGCTTATTATACTTCCGTCTTCTCCTATTTCCTCGAAAGGATATGGATAGATCAGTGATATAGGTTTAAGCCATATTGAACTTAGAGTAGATACTGTAGTATACGTATCATTCCAACAAGCACTATTACTTTTTATTGTTGATATAGTATCGACCCATTGTGCGCTATTAGAGTGAATGAGATTATATGCCGCATTCCATTTATTGTTAGCACTGAATTCGAAATTCCCCGTATATATATCCAAGACATTGAAATTATAGTTTATAGATGACAGCGAATCGCCTATATTCTCATAATCTTTGATAGGAAATACCAGTTGATTATCAGTTACTTTTAGAAGCTCTTTAGGATAGGACATTATATTTATTTACAAACGTCTACACTATCTTCAAAGATAGTTTCTGGTATTTCACAGCAATTTCTCTCTAAATCTTCCCATGTAAATATGTGACCAGATAGATTATTAGCTTCTGTTTGTTCCCAGGTGAGGGGGAAATAACCATTACTTTGGATATTCATATAATTCCAACATATTTCAGAATGATTTCCTCCCGTACCTTCTCGAATAATCCACCATGCACTTATAGAACTTAATGAGGTGTTTTGTATTTTAGAAGACATAAGTTCAGTCCAAGATATTGGATTCTTAAGTTGAGACGGACGCTGTGTTTTGTCAACATAGTGATATGCCCAAACCCATTGAAGATCCTCACTGTTATTAGGATATGTATAACCGTACTGAACATTTTGTTTTAACTCATCTAAATTATACATGATGTCCATAATTCCACGATTTATGGTGTCATAAGATATAGGCTCGTTCAGACCTAGATAATTTATAGGTGAAATCGAAGAAACGACGGAGGATGACAGGACATAATTTATTGTCTTATCATATTCGTCCCTGTTCTGGATTATACGGCCAGTTATACTGTCATTTAAAAGATATATTTTATCGTGTATCTTTTTGAATGAATCATTATATACATAATCTGCAACAAATTCTTCGTCACCAATAAACACATCGTTCCATTCTGGAATATGTGAAGTATCTGATATGATGGTGTGTATTTTTATTCGATCTGTTATTTTTTCTATATAGTTATCATGTACTAATAGGATATGGTCAGAACTGTAGGCTATATTTAATAGGTTCGATATTTCGTAACTACCTAATAACTGTCCATTTAAAAGATATTTAAATAAGAAATTACCGTTTGATATGTATATAATTCCTAATAAGTCGGGATTTAATGAGGCAAATTTAGAGTTTGTGATATTTATTATATGTTGTTCTGTTCCCAATTGATCTATTACAGATATATAGTTTTCTGTGGTTATGGCTAACAGAGTATCATCAGTAGATATCGCTAATACATCAGATATATCAGGAATAGCTATGTTAGTAATCCATTGGTAGTTTATGTCATATTTTTTTATTGTTCCGCCAGAATCCAATATGTATATATTTCCTACGGAATCGAGACAGAAATCTACAGGATTTACAAACTTTATTTTAGAGTTCTTTTCACCTGCGCCTCCCCAATAATATATGAGTTCTGTAGCAGAAAAATCATTAGTATTATAACTTACTATATAGAATATTTTATTTTTAGAATCCAATAGATATATATGGTTACTGGTTACTTTTATTTTATTTATATCTACAATAGCAGGTAGATTTTTTAGATTATCTGTACTATATAAAAGTGATAGAGTTTCTGAAATATTGTAAAAATTAATAGTTTCCCCTTTTATAGTAACTAGTAAATCATCAATAATATCCCCACAAGTCATATCAAAATATGGAGATGTGTCTGTGAGGGATTTTCCAATATGCCATTTGAAATTACCGAAAATCTTACCTAGTATTCCTCCTTTGGATGCAGGGAATACAGGATCATATATACTACATTTTGCACTTATGTAATCAAAATTAGTTTGAAGTTTTCGGAAAGAAGAATTGATCACATCAGCATATTGCCAACTATTAGCAGGTATTAATACATCATCTAAACTATATGGATATTCAAATACAGAGAAGTCGTTTTCGATTGCCGAATTGTACGAGTAACTCTTATTATCAACTACTATGAGGTTATCAAATTGTTTAACCAATATTTCACCAGAGCTTAGTATACCTGTTAATATAGGAGAATATATTCCTTCATTAGTAAATGATGTTGCGAAAGAAGATGTATTTTCCACAGTGGTAGTCTCCCCGTTGTAAAAGATGAATCCTGAGAACGGCATAAACTGTAGGGAATTGCCACTGAAATTATATATATCTAAAGATTCTCCTGCACTTACTATGTTCTTAGATGTATATAAGTCTAATATAGGACCATTAAAAGCAGTAAGAACTAATGTATTAGACACTAGGGATTGTGATTTTGTGCAGAAAGTATTATCATACCTGAATTGTGCATCACCACTTACGACAACATTAAAAATCTGATATGAATCTTCATTTAGTATAAAATCAGAATCTTTTAGCCCGAAGCGTAGAACATAATTATTAGAAACAGTGTCGCCGACTATTTTTCTAATCTGGAATGAATCTGCACTGGATAGGATTATGTTGAAATTGAAAGATTCCAATCCGACAGTGGTCCCAATATCTGTGTATAGGGTTGGTAAACTTGAATATCTATTAATATCTACTAGCGAATTACTACTTTCTATTGTTAGTGCTGCTGCTGGATAATCTTCGAAACGAATAGGCTCCCTATAAATGGATGAATCATCAGATGATGCGGTATTATATCTAGTAATTTGATTGGTTTCTTTAAAAATATTATCAAAAGCTGAAACAGAAACTATACCAGTTGAAGATATATTATTATAAGCAACGTCTATCTTTGTTACATTAGAATCACTTTCTTGGGTAAGATCTCCAACTGACCAACGATATTTATTAAAACCAGGAGTTGCAGAAAAATAAAAGGATTCGGTTTTACAAGCATTTAAGGCCGACATTCCGACTGATTTGGAATAATCTGTTGTCGTGTTTATGGAATATGGGAAATAATTTGTTTCAGGAAATCCTATATAGCTTATAGGATTTATAGTGGATAATGCATGTATAGATATAGTATCTGAGAAATCATAGGATCGGAAGTTCCCATAATATGGTTCAACTCCTCCTGCTGACACATTAATAACTGTTGATAGCGTAGAAATGTTCAAACTTATAGTTGCGCCTGTAAGATAATTAGTCAATCCTCCTAAAGTTCTGTAACTCCATTTTATATGCGAAGGACTTGGTATGATGAGATCAGGGTAATGGGCAGACAAGTACCAAATACCGGTAGTGTTTGTTATTATATTTTCTGTGTTGCTACTTAAATATGAACTTAATCCGACCGAAGACGATGCAATAATAGTCAACAATTCTCGATCAGGGTATTGTCTCATATAGAAAAGTTTATTAGCATTTAGACTATATGCTTCATCGAATATGTTACATGTGAGATTGAACGTAATCTTATTAGGATTATCAGTTACTGGTATAGTAGAGAATACTGGTGATATTACCGAGTAACCATCAGAAGGATATATAGTAGATTCAGATAGTAATTCATTTGATGGTGTATATATTGCTATATGTCCCTTTTTAGGAGAAGCTGATTCGTTCCATATTATACTGCAATTCTCAGGAGCACGATACAATAGACCGTTTCTGCTTACCATTGCACTTAATGTTCCGGTATTAGTAGGCTTGTTATCTAATATACTTCCCTCTATTTGTAATCTGGCAGATCCTAGCACCGCTGAAGTAGGGAACCAATATGAAGATGCAGAAAGATCAAATTCTTCAGAATATAGCGTTATCTTAGTTTTATCAACCCCTAAATTATGTACTTGAACAGACATCTCTCCCGCAGGGTATGGAGTATTTCGTTCTAGTATAGCACCAGTTTCTATGTTTTTAAATACTATGTTTTCAGGCGGATATGCGTCCCATCTTATTAACAGTTCCTCATCTTGTGTAGGAAATATAGTGGTGTTTATGGTTGCGGATAAATCATTAGATTCGCTAATATATGTTTCAAATACAATATTTTTGTTATTTAAAAGAAATTCAAGATCATCGACACAGTCATATATTGCACCCGTAAATGCGCTTACCTGGATACCCACTACATATCTATTTCCTAGACCATCGTTTATAAAGCGCATGGTTGCGGATGCAGGCATCCACCCATTTGCATTATATATAACATTAGTTGCTACATCATATGCACTGAGGCTAAAATCTGCGGAACGTTCTATAAATCTTTTTTTTGCTTTAGAGGAATTAACGTTTACATTGAAGGTGTTTTGATAAAAATTATCCGTGAATATTATAGAGGAGTCTATTGATGAAATACCATAATCACCTGTATGTGTATTGGTTATTCCTGCTGATGGGTAATAACTTATAGTGAATGCATCCCTGTTGGTCGCTAGTGACCCTCCCATATAAGAAAATCGTTGATTAAAGAAATATATAGGATCAATAGTGGATAATATATAATAGTCAGTAGATGGATTTGTTAAGGAGTATCTTCCTACAGTAAGAAGAGAAGAAGTTTCATATGTTACGGTAACTTCTTGATTTTTTGCAAAATATAAAGGAGCCGCTAAGGTTGTTTGTAACAAACCAGTATCACAATTTAAGGTTTTTACTGTAAAATAATTTGCAGGGGCTAATCCTGATGCATCAGTTATTTCCTCGGATGGAATATATGTTAGAACGTTGGTGGTATCTATGGTCGATACATTCGGAGAACCATCTTTGTACAATGTTACATTCCATACATTTTCCTCATCAGTTACTAAATTTGATGATACCACTGGTAATGTTATGCTAAAACTAGAATCTATTATTTTTTTACCTAGTATAGTATTAAATGTTCTTGCATAGTTCTTTGTAGTTGATTGGATATAGTTTCTACGTGTTTTAGATATATATGGAGTCGAAGCACTGGAAAATGTTATTCCGAAGGGTGTTGCATTTTTTACTGCGGAGAGTGGTAATTGTTTTCTAAATTCAATAGGAGTTACGGGGTCGTCATATCCGAAATATTGGAATGGTAGTATACCCGCAGATATAGTACACTGATTGTTAGATACTTTTATTATTATAGGGTAAGGCTGTGTAGGATATATAGTTAATCCAGACAATCCACCTAACATAGACATGTATAAATAGTTATGGTTTCTATCCGCAGTAGCCACAATATCATTGATCCACGTCATAGGGAAGTCCGCAGGAACTGATGCAGAATTCGTAGGTTGAGATAGAACAGTAGGGGTTCCTGTATTAGAATTCCACACAACTACAGATGTACTTGGAGAATATTTTTCATTATAGTAGTAATAATTAGCAGCCCTAAGACCTAATCGTGCATTATCTAGGCGAACATCTGGTTCATTTATAGAAATTACCAAGCGTTCTGCGGGAAATGCCACGGAAGATACTACATTATTTAAAATCATTGTGTATTTATTTATTGAATAGTAGTAGTCGTTCTATTATAATATGATATGATATGTATCCTTCTGTATATAGTATATTCTCTTATTGGTTTTCATTTCTTACGAGATTATACCAAGAAATGTTACCAAATGAATAGATTACCATTTGATGGATCTATTTGGAAATTTTACATAGTATCACTTATTTGCGGAGGAATAAGCATAATAATTATATTGATTTCAACAATTTGGGCTTTTTTTGAAGCTTTTTCAAAAAAAGATTGACATCATATGATAAGTAGTGTAATATAAGATATTCAGTCAAGTGGTCTAGTGACCATTCAAGCCTCATAAGTTTGAGAGTGGCGGCGCAAATCCCCAGACTGGAACCATTATTGCCTCTTGGTCGGTTTGGCATCGAGAATCTTTCATAAGGATTTTAAACGGAGTTCGAAACTCCGACGAGGCACCAATTATTTAATACTGTGACGAATAGCCTTTGTATTTTGAATATGATTGTTCATAAGTGCAGCTATACTTCGAAACAGAGAACCTGATTGTCCACTATCCCCTTTTTCAGATAAAATAACAGTCAATTCACGAAATGAATTGTATAGATTGGATAATGCGGCAGGTATAGTAGAAGGATTTTTACCCTGGTATTTGTTATTAAAATTTTCCCTTATAAAAGTGTTTATCATTCCAGTTACTCTCATAATTGTTGATAAATCCCTGTTGATAGGATTATTACCAATTTCATCTCTAAAATTCTTCAAAGAGTTATAGGCGACATACACTGCATCATTAGAAGTTTCCTTTGATAAAGGTGTATAATCTTTTTTTATTTTTGGTCCACTATCCTTTTGTATTTTTACCTTTTCGCCAAAATCTGGAGAGTAATTCAATTTATTTTTAGTTTTTTCTACTGGCGAATTTATATGCCCAATTTTAGATTGGGATATATAACCCTGTTCTTGAACTAACTGCCAGCCTTTATGTGCATTATAGACGTATTCTTCTTTGTGTTGCATGATTATATTTATTGAAATAAGTAATTCTTACTGTATGTTATGGAGTTTCTTTAAAAATATCGGATATGACCGGAAAACTAAGAAATATATAAAATGACAAATCAATTTAAATTTAATTGGAAGAACGAACTTGATGGTAAATGTTCATACCTTAGAATAGGAAAGATGGGATATTTCCGAATCACGAACAATGAAGACGAAGAACGTCGATTTTTCAATGCAACGTTCTATAATTCATATGGAAATGAAGATGAACGATTTTCTTGTGGTGGATCAACTTTGGAAAAGTCGAAGATCGAGGCTGAAATTGTAATATTAGAAGATATGTTTGAAGGACTTTTTAAAACATATGAAGAATCTTCTTGCAATCAAAACAAAATGTGTTAAAATAGAGTAAGTAAAATAACAGATATGAAATCTCATACGAAACAATTTAATATTAGCTCCGAGCCGAAAACGGCAGGGAGTGTTTCGTTTAGTCCCAAATGGGAACGAAATACAAAGATTTCATAACTCTAATTGAGGGAAACCCGTTAGAGTGTTCTAACAGGGTTTTCAACGTTTTCCGAAAAAAGATAAACATAGCGAGCGATACAAGCATAGATCGAGGACGACAATTAAAAGTGTGGTGGCAAGATTTAAGCGTGACTAAGGACCACGTATAGAGTTACCAAACTTAATCAAGTTCTCATAGATCGCAGTTTCGGGAATCCGAATAATCTCTATGTAAAAACACTGCACCACGCTGTTGAAGTTGGATGGATAACGCGAAGCCTGAAAAGTTTCGAAGACTGGATCGTTACCAGTAACAGCGGCCAGATAATTTAAGAATTTTGGAAAGTATAAATGAGCCGATCAATCCCGGTAGCTAACCACTAAAACAAAGTGTTGTACGCTAATTGGGAAGCGGCGAGATAATAGTGTATCCGAAGTTTGTTAGTACCTTTTTACATAGTTCGATGTATTCGTCTACAGTAAGTGCCGCTTTTGATTGGTTTGCATCTTTAGTACATAATCCCATATTGTTGATAGTATTATCTCCGCCCCTAGATACTGGCACTTTATGGTCAAGAGAAATTGTATTCAAGTTTTCTAAATCCAAAATATCACCCGTCAAATAACAACGAGGATTTTCCTCTAAGAGAGCCATAACGTCTCTCCAGTTAAATTTTAATTTTTCTGAATCAAACGGTAATCGTTTTCCTTTATATGTGTTGTCTCGTAATTGAAAGTGTTCACATTTGACTCTAAGACGGCGTTTTTCTTTTTTGAAGCTTTCTGTCTTTTTTATTAAAGGATTCTTTTCCTTATTCATCTTAATTCTTTCGATAGCATTTTTTCGATAGACATCATTGCAATAGTATGATACAGTAGATTTGCTACAATTTAAAATATCACAAATTTCTTTATATGTGAGTCCTTCTGAGCGTAATTTGAGTATTTGTTCTTTCATAACAATACTTATTAGCGTTCGATTATATATCAACATATTCGAACAAAAAAATAAAAATCCTATCGGGCTGGCTTGGTGTTAAGCGCGAGACTGTTAATCTCGATAAGCGTGGATCGTAACCACGGGTAGGAGCCAATTATAAAAAATGATAACACCTGATTTATTAGAAGTATGGTCAAATGCCAAACAAGAAGCAGAATCTAAAGGATTTGAGCTTTTATGGAATGAAAGATATAGATGTACTTTGTATAAAAATGGTAAAATATTAGAAAGTTTTCAAATGAGTTTGGGATTGTTAAAAAGTCTTCAAACCTTCTTGACATCAGATAAAGATAGTCTAGGTTAGCGAATGCAAGAACAAGATTATAAAGAGCTTTATGAAGATTTAGCCATTCGTTTGGGTAATATAAAAAGAGTGGTGAGGAATGCAGATAGACGACATATTTCAGAAGAAGCGAAGGAATTGTTAACATTTTATTGTTTAGGTAGAAAAAGATGAGAAACCCTTTGACTCTTCTGAAACCTGATGTAAAGTTAAGAATGCACCCAATAATTGAAAAACATTTAAAAACGCTCAATCCACAAGAAGCAGAAGAGTTTGAAGATGAATTAATGAGTGTTTTTCTGGAATGTATAGCAGAAGAAATGGAGAAAGAAAGTGATGACTTTAAGATGCTGAAAAGTTTACAAAAGGTCTTGACAAAAGAAAATGATGGTGTAGCTTAGTGAGTAGTAAAAAATGTCCCCTTCGTCTAGTGGTTAGGACAATAGTTTCTCAGACTATAAACGTTGGTTCAATTCCAACAGGGGATACCAGTTAAAAATACCTTACGAATCTAGGGGAAGCTTATAAACAACTCCGAAAGTCACAAACTCGTAATAAGAGTGCGCGCTATTATTACAATGGGAATGGATAGATTGGTGTTCTATAAAAGGGTGGTCAATATATAGTAACTTGACAAATTTTTCAAATGACGCTTTAGTTTAACGGTAGAACACTATCCTTTCAAGATAGATCATGCGGGTTCGACTCCCGTAGGCGTTACCAAATATTTTAAAATCCCTCCGAAGCTTTAAATTGAAGCATATGGCTTTTAACCATGTGAATTTGGAGAGTTACCAAACGGAGGGACCAGTTTTCAATTTAGTGTAAGAGTAGCATAACCCCCGTCTAGGGGTGAGAACGGTGCAATTCCGTCTTAGAGTATTAGATATACATGTGTAGGAACAGGTGCAAATCCTGTAATTGAAAAGTTTTTAATCAGAATGTGGCAGACAAGTAATTGCACTGGATTTGGGATTCAGTAGATGTGGGAGCGTTACCCACCATTTTGACCATTTAAATGAAGAGATGTATGCGGATTTCTTTATAATTGGCCCGAAAGGGGGTTATAAGGAGGGGTTCGAGTCCCCGTCTCTTTGCGTTTTTTCTTATGGAAGAATATCTAAAAACCAATAGAGAGAAAAGTCTAACTGCAAAGAAAGAATTATTTTGGTGTAGATGTGATTTGAATCATATTGGTCAATACGGAAAGTGTTCCGTCTGTAAAAGTAAAAATCCTCGGAGGAAATTAAAAAAGTTTTAATATATGAACGAAAAGATGCTATTGGCATATTTTGCTGCACATGCCACTAAAGATGATATGCTTTCACATCAAGAATGTGATGTGAAAGTTGGCATAGAGCCTTATTATATCTATAATGCATACCCAAGTATTTCTTATAATTTCGATGATCCCTCTGTTAAAATTATAAGAATACCGTGGAGCGTGTATTGTAATTATACAAATCAATATCGTTTAGTAAAAACTGATAATGGCTTAAATGGTGGTGTGTATTCCGTTGAAGAACTTAAAATGAAATATGCATTGAATATGATTTGGAAGTTAAGAGAATTTGAGAAATTCCTTGACGGTTCTTTCAAAAACTTATGAAACTAGAACACGGAAAAGTAATTCAAAAGCCAAAATATAACAATGTTTATAAATTCTATCTAAGGTTTATGATCGGTGATGCAGATGGCTGGTTATATGAAACACTATATGTATCACCAGATAATAAACATATCGAAAGATTTATTACATTTCTAGATGATTGTGAAAAGGCTTATCCTTATGGTCGTGGTGGCGGTGATCGCGATAATTATCAAAGAGTTGTTCCAGAGTGGAACGTCTTTTGTGGTGAGGATTTTTCCGATAATGACCATGATTTGAATGCTCTATGTTTTGGTTGGCCTTATGAACCTGAAAGTTGTTGTCAAGCATCGTTTGATCGTTATACAATTACATATTTTAATGCTGATGGCGTTGAGCACGAAGTTAAAGTGGTAAAATGAAAATTATAGAAAATAAAAAACAAAATCCGTTTTCTGAAGTTCTTCGGAAAAATTTAAAAATTCTTGGAAAAGAGGCAGGAAAGCGAATTCTTTCCTTTCTTCGAAATAAGGGTTAATATGCCTTTGTGGGTCAATTGGCCGACCAACAGAGTCTTAATCTGTGGAATAAATTCCTATGTGGGTTCGAGTCCCACCAGAGGCACCAAAATGGAAGAAGAAACAACAAAGATAGAATCTAAACATGAACCCGCGATAACGCCGAGTCTTTTCTTCACAGATGAAGAAGTTGAATCGGTGGATTGGGATGCCGTATTTGAAGAATGGTGAATATATAATACCCTATGATCGACAAACAAATTCCATTTCAGTGTTATCAATATGTCACGGCTGATTATGGCGAAGATACTCAGTGTCATAAATTACTAGAGAAAACTGTAATTGGAATAAGAAAAGAAATATATTCAAAAGGAATAGAATATGTGTGGGCATTGTTAGATGATGGGAACGACATTCCTATACAGATTATAAGCTATACTCCTGAACAGGCTCTCGAAAAATATATAAAGCAAACAACAATTCAGATAAAAGAGATAGAAGATGGTATTGAATTCCGAAAATTAGAAAACCTTCATTGGGAAAAACAACAACAACGATTTAAAAAAATTTTAAATACAATAAAAGATGAAACTACAAGAAAAAATTAACGAAGATATTAAAATTGCAATGAAGAATTCCGATTCAGGAAGACTTGCAGTATTACGCCAACTTAAGAATGCATTCACGAATGCTGCTATTATTAAGGGGAACGTGAACAATCCTTTGGACGATGTAGAGGCTCTAGGAATTGTGCGTAAACAGGTTGCACAACGGGAGGATTCCTTTGATGCCTATGATAAGGCAAATAGGGCAGACCTTGCTATCAGAGAGTATAATGAGATGGCAATTCTCAAGGAATACCTTCCTGCGGCTCTTACAAATGATCAGGTGAGTGATATGGTTGATTCTGCAATTGCAGAGCTTGGTGCTACATCTAAACGCGACATGGGTAAAGTTATTAAACGTGTCGTGGAACTCGCAAACGGTGCAACTGATAATAAGACAATTTCTACATTAGTAGGACAGAAATTACAATAATATGTTTGTTTGTCCTAAAATAACCAGTGGAAAATTCGACGGAGGAATATTATATCTACAAAGTGAAAGTCCGTCCGAAAAAGACATAATTTTCGAGAATGTGTTATATTTTCATATAATTCAAAAGTTTATAAACATTGAATGGAAAAATTCAGGACCGTCTGGACCGTGGGGCAGATTCGTTTCAGAGGATTTTATAGGAATAGAATATAATGGGAATTATATAACGAATTGGAATTCAGAACATGTTAACGCTTGATGAATATAATAAACATTTCGGAAGGCTTAGTTCTAGGAATGGAGCAAGAGTTGCTTGTCCTAAATGTATTCTTCCGCCCGAAAATAGAGAGGTTGAAATGGTGTTCACATGTCCCGGTATGATGTTACTATCATGTCCAGGACAATATAATGTTCATTGCCCTTCTTGTGGATTTAAATCGACTAGATACGAATAATATGGCAAAGAAAAAGGCAGCGAGAATTCCACCTAAACTACATTTAGAACTTTTAAGTGAAGTACAAGTTGATCGTTGGGGTCATACAGTTTTTGAAAATGATGATATTCAAGTCGTAGTATCAGCAGAAATTGATTATGGTGGTTGTTTTTATGAAAGCGATTCGCCTAGTATTGAAATGAAAGTTACAACATATAAAAAAGTTTGGAAATGAAAACACCTACACTTGATAAAATTTTAAATGATTTACAAGCCACTTGGGGTTATACTCCCGAAGAATTGGCAGATATTAGAATGCAATTATTAAATTTTGCATTTGCTGCACATGTTGATTTTCTTGTACTTGATGAAGTGCTGTATGGATTAGAATTGAAACCGATTAAAGATTAATGTTGTTGACCTTTTCAGTTTCGGTAGTATGGTTATATGGGCATGTAGCATAATGGTAGTGCGTTTCCAACTGTGAGTTCGAGTCTCATCGTGTCCATCAATTTATTATGAACAGAACATTAACCAGATTTTATTTGAAAAATCCCATCGTAGGAAGACGTGAGAATAAACGTCGGAAAGATGCTGCACGAATAAAAGCTCGGGAAGCCGATAGAAAATATAATTACCCAGAAACGTGTTATATGTGTGGCGGTCAGATGTCTTGGTGTTCCCTTTGCGAGGTGTGGTCATCGAATTGTTGTTGTGACTATGGAACATGTATGTGTTCGTAATTTGTTTAACTAGGACGCAAGTCTAAAAATCCCGTCAAATAAACCAGATGAAGAAAGCCGTGCGAATTGATACTCGCTAGTCTGGAAGGAGGAAAGCGTTTTATCAGACGCAAAAAATAACCAAATCAGGGATGGAAACTGATAGGCGGGGATGTTAAATTACAGAAGATGATTGACAAAAAGAAAGGAGTGTTGTAGAATATTGAATGAAACAAGAAGTATTAAAATTAAATAGGGGATTTTATCCTATCGGAACAGAATCTTGGAAAGATACTATGACTAATATCTTTTCTGGTGCGGTTCATCCTTTAGATGTTTGGTACGATGTTGATGAGGCGGGAAATGTAGATCGTAAAAAAATCGTAAGTATGGAAGTTGTTAAAGATTTTGAATCTTGGAAACAGTTACCGCTTAGAGATTATGATGAATACGTGAAAACTTCTAAAGGAAGTATCCGTATGCCAAGTATCGTGGTGTGTTCTAAATTTAATAAGATTGTCAACAAGAAGGCGGTATTTCCTACTAAGAGTAATATTTGGGATCGCGATAATTGGACTTGTTTATATACTGGTGAAAAGCTCACAAGGGATAACATTTCCATTGATCATATTCTTCCAGTTTCTAGAGGTGGGCAAAACACTTGGGAAAACCTTGCAACATGTCAGAAGGCTCTAAATATCTGGAAGGGCGATAGAACTCCAAAGGAATGTGGTCTGAAACTTTTGAAGAAGCCAGAAAAACCGAAAAATTCATATTCTATGAAATTTATGAGAGAAGAGTGGCAACAGTTTGTAGATGGAGGAAAGTTTGAGTAAGTAGATATATCAGAGTGATCTAATGGAAGATGCCCTCGGGCTATATAGGTTTAAAATCCTATCTTTGATAATTATATTGCGGTATAGGTGTAAATGGTCGCACGTCGCACTTCCAATGCGAAGGATTTAGTCGGTTCGATTCCGACATACCGCACCAAATATTAATAATAATATTGTATGAAGTTATTCAAACCTTATAGTAATATTAAAGATTTTTTACATCGTTTTACGATATTAAAAATTGGAAAATTACATATTCGTATACATAAGATAACAAGTGAAGACAAGACTAGTTTATTTCATAATCATCCTTTTCATTATATTAGTATAATTTTGAGAGGTGGATACACCGAAATGATATTAGACAATGATGTTTTATCACAGAGGAGATATACAGCGGGAGATCTTATATTAAGAAGTAATAAGACATATCATAGAATAGATAAGTTACATGGAGAAACAATTACATTGTTTATTGCATATGGGAAATATGCATGGAATGCAATAAATCCTGTTATCAGTGATTCCGATGATGGAATATTTGAGCGTATTATTAATGAAAAAAGATTATGGAATAAGAGAAAAAATGGAATTTGGTATATTGGTAATGTAAATAAAGATGTAGCAGAGAGGGAAACTAGACATAGTATCCATCAAGTTGAAAATGGTCAATAAGCATAGATAGCGATGTTTCGGTTTTGTACTCCGAATAGTACGGCGCAAGTCCGTAATTGACCTCCAAAATAGTGAAAACAGAAATATCATCTAAAATAAAACATCCTTTTCATACGGAGATATGTTTTAAAATTTTCGACAGTGAGAGTGTTCGCGCCGAAGGAAATATTATTATATATGATATTGATGTAGAAGCTGGACCAAATGCCCTCATAGAGGCGACAACAACCGGCAATAATTTAAAAGATGAAATCCGAAAACTTGGACAAGTTATATTAGATGAAAAATAAGATAATAAGGGCTGTTCCATATTTTCCGTCTGATATAGATCACTCTGTAACAAAAGAACAGGCGGAGCAAACTCTTAAAAAGTTTAAAGAAAATCGGCATAAGATAATTGAGTATATGAGAAATATCTTGTTAAAAGAGTTTGACAACGATAAGTAGATGGTGTAAAGTGATTTAAATATGTCCCTAGTGTAGAGGTAACACGACAAGTTCCAACCTTGTAATCAAGCGTTCAATTCGTTTGGGACATGCATTAAATAGGCTCTTGGTGTAATGGTCTAGCACTTGAAATTTTGGATTTCAAAGTACAAGTTCGAATCTTGTAGAGCCTACCAAATTTAAAAATCCCTTCGTATAATAAAAGTAATTTCATAGCTTGTGACGCTATCTAAGACGGAGCATTACCGTCCAAGGGAACCAAATTTAATGAGAGATGTTTTACACGATACTCAAATCTTAAAGAGATGGCCTGCATGGGTTTGTGAAAGGTGTTATTCACCAATTAAGTTAATTAAACAAACCAGTAAATGTCATGACGATTATGAAGAGTGTAAATGGTGTAAAACAAAACGAACAGTGAGAACAACACAATGGAGAAAATATCCCGATAATATTGATATTTTCTTTGGAAGAATTTAAACAATGAAAAAATATTTAAAAACTGTAACAGTAACAGGAGCATCTGATGATACTTCTATTGAGGAAATGGCGGAAATTCAAAAAGAGTTTCCATTTGTTGAATGGGGCATTCTTCTGTCTAAAAGACAGGCAGGAAAATCGAATAGGTTTCCATCTAGAGATTGGCTATATAAGCTCGAAAAATGTCGCCTTACTGAAGGAGGAGCAAGTTTAAAATTATCTGGACATTTATGTGGAGAATATGTAAATGAAATCTTACAGAAGAATTGGTTACATGGCCTAACATTTGTAGAGTACCTTGAACCTGAATGGTTTGATCGTATTCAAATTAATACTCATGGTGAGAAACATAAAGTTGATTTAGATGTTTTGATACAAAACATCGGATATAACCAGAATATCCAATTTATTGCACAGTATGATAAAGTGAATAACTATATTCATGAACTTGATCTTATGGGTATTAGTAACATTTCTGCTCTTTATGATCTATCTCATGGTGCGGGGGTTCTACCTTCTGAATGGGATTTGCCTTTGGATGGTGTTTACACGGGTTATGCAGGAGGTTTATCAGTTGAGAACCTAGAGAGTCAGTTGCAAAAATTGGACGAGATTATCGAGGTTCCGATTTGGATTGATGCAGAGACTTGGTTGAGGACAGAAGATAAATTTGACCTACAAAAAGTGAGACAGTTCTTGACAATAGCACAATCTAGAGTAATTTGAAGAATGAAAATCGAGGATACGGACAATTATTGTATAGGACATATACGTAATACTGGAATTTATGTTGTAAAACAATACAACGGTTTACAGTGGCGAATGGATGTTGTAGAAGTCAATGTCTATGAATATCCAGTTAAGCGTGGTGTCGCAATGGGTAATCAAAAATATTTGAAAATTATCGAGACTATTAACGATAGTCCTATTGATTGGAAATTAAGTGTCTGGTATAAACAATTATGAAATATTTTAAAGACATAAATACCGATACCCTTAGAGATAGGCACCGAGATGAACTCATAGAAATGAGCGTGGAGTATCGAGAATATCTACTGCAAGCATGGGAATATGCGATTGCACATGGATTTAAAGTTTCTGTATTTGATAATAAAGGTAAATGTGTTGCAAAAAAGATAGAAAATGAAAACAGAATTATCGATTAAAGATTTCTCCGAATATTTAGAAAAAATTAATACTCTTATAAAGATTGGAAATAATATGAGCAGTAAACTCGCAGAACAGCATAGATCACATGGTTTATGTAGTTCATTTGAATTAACTCGGCAATGGAATGTTCTTGTGAACGATTTAAAGAAAAAGTAATAAATGGGCTAGCTAATTAACATCGAGGTTATTAATCAGAGGGGATTCTGATGATGCAATCGGAAAGGGAGTGCGCAACCCCGAGTGAGTTCGAATCTCATATAGTCCACCAAAAATTATGGAGAAAAAATGAAAACATTATCAGAATATTTTAATCTTCCACCAAATTCTTTTGCTACTTTTCTTAATGCACAGGATATTGTAGAACAAGAAGAACAACGACAGTTGGAAAATAATATAGTTGAATATTTTCAGAAGAAAAAAGAAGAGTGTAAATAGAAGATATGGTTCCTACCGAGGTTGGCTCCTCAAGTGCTCTTGAAAAGCACGGTGACTGAAAGGTTAATTGTTCGATGCGATTAGGAACCGCCATTAAAAATAAAATATGAAAAAAACTCTAAATCTGCCTAGGATTGCCGTAAAGGAATCTAAATTAGATTGGAAAAGTTTTAAAACCGAAGTTGCATGGATTTCTATAGGGGAACCGGAAAAAAGTTTTCAACATATTCAAAATGAAACACTTGATAAATGTGCAAAACTTAAAATATGTTTTCACGATTTGAAAGAGGTTCATGAAGATGATAAAGCAAATGGGTTATTCCCACCTACACGAAAAATTGCACATAAAATTGTAAGGTTTATACTTGATAATAAAGATAAGAACATTATAGTAAATTGTGCGGCAGGAGTGTCTAGAAGTGGTGCGGTTTGTAAATTTTTAGAGGATGTGTTGGAATATAAGTGGATAGAGTTTGGAAAAAAGCTTGCATTACCGAACATGTTGTTGTATGATCTGTTAGTAGAAGCTTATAATGAAAAAGCAAAAAGATTTTCACAAAAGGAAAGCCTATAATCTTGCGAAAAGATTAGGTTGGGAAGACCCTGTTCCTGATGCAACATTAAGAGCACTGATGGCAGGAACACCAGTAAAAGTCAAACAAACAAATGATCTTAAGAAAGATTTTGGTAGAAGCTGTTACGGAAAGTTTACACATTTATCAAAAAGACATTATTTAGAAAGAGAAAGATGGAATGAAAGACCCTGATGATATTTTTGAAAAACATGAAAAAGCACAATCTTCTGGATATTATGAAGATATTCGATGGAAAGAGGTTGCAGAGCTTAGAAAAGAAGGCAAAGATCTTTTGGCAAATGGTTTAGTTTTTTCTATAAGAGATGATTGGGGAATATAAGTAAGTAAAAATAAAAGGGGCTAGGGACTGCTTGGCGTGGTCGTTTCACTTGCAATGAAAATATCAGTAGGGTTCAAATCCCTATAGCTCCACCATACAATTAGTTAGACTGGTCGGTATTATATCTATATTTTCTAGCACTATTTTTATTTAATGAGCCAAAGTTAGATGTAAGAGAATGGCAGTTAGGGCACACCACTTCTAAATTATTCGGACTGCTATTTGCCGCATTTCCGTCAATATGATTTATTTGAAGAGGAATTCTACCTGTCGAAGGATGAACGGTACCCCAACCGCATTTCGAGCATTTATTATCCGCACATTCAAGAAGATATCTTCTTATAGAGGGTTTTATGGTTAAATATTTTTCACATCCAATCCCTGTAATATCTCCATTTTTCCACATTTCAATATCTCTTGTATATCTATATTCGTGTTGACATTGTAATGAACAATATTGGATGCTATTTGAATGTAATATGTTGGGACAATTTTTGCAATATTTTACAGGTGTTCGATTTTTATTATTAAAAATGGCCGCACAAGACTGTGAACAGAAATTATTAATGGTTTTGGATGCAGAATTCCTCTTTCTAATCTCTATATTACAGTTTGCACATACACATGCTTTGGTGTTGATTAATGTTTTGTACGCACCTTGGCATTTTCTCGAACAGAATAATCGATTTATAGTTCCTTTAAATGATCGATATGCGTCGGAATTTGATATATGAAATATCTCCGAACAGTATTCACATTTACATGGTATGTTATTTTTATAGAGTTTTATGTCGTTTTGGGATATTTGGATATTCATATAAGATACTTATTCGAATCGTTTAATAAACTCTGACATATAAGTTGCATTATAAGTCTATGTGTGGTAAATTGACCTCCATATGAATAATACAGAAGAGTTCTTTGATAAGAACAAAAATTATTATAAAGAAGGTGTGGCACTTATTTTTTATAAAAGGAAAAGAGTAGAAGGTGATGATCCTATATTTTCTTATATAGCATTGGAAGATATAGAAGATTTTCTAGGATTTAAAATACATAGTGAAGATGATCCTATAGACGAATCTGTAATAGTTGAGAAGTATCCAATCAATTTAGATGACAGAGAGACTTCTTTAAAGCATATGAATACTATAGCTAATTCTTCAACATTTATAGAATGGATAGGATAATGAAACCTTTAAGAGAAAGAATAATAATTGCGGAACGTCCTCCTGCATTTATATCTGATAGAGTATTACGAGTGTGGGGGCTGAAAGATTCGGGAATGGTTATAATTAAAAAGAAATGATACAATATTTATTGACTGATGCCTGGAGATATGCTATATTCGGAATTATTATAGGAGGGCTGTTGAAGACAACGGTCGCAACAGCTTTTCTATTAGCAATCCCCTTTATTTTATTAGGGTTTTTGATAACATTGATAACAGATTAAAAATTGGAAGATTAACTAGTCGGGGCACTAGAATTGTTTGCTAAACAATATGTACCTGAAAAGGTATGCGAGTCGGGATCGCAATCTTCCTCCAAACAAAATATGACAACATTTTTAATAATTCTTATATCATATATTCTTCTTACGATTATATCATTGTTCGTGGGAAAAAGCTGGCCGAAAATCGAAGAAGGCGTACCTCCTCCGCCGATCTGTATGAGTTTCATTCCCATAACTGCAATTACAATTATACTTTGTGCAATATATATTTGCCTTATAGAGAAGTTCTCGACAAGAGTGGGTAAACACTGTTCTAAATATATAACTAAATTCAAGAACTGGTATTATAATGATTAAAAAATTGAAAGATAAATATGGAACTAAATATATTATTTGCTTTTTTAATTATATGTTTATTTTATAAAATTTTTAAAAATTGGTAATGAAGAAGGTTAAAGAAACTATTGGACTTTGTTTATATCATATGTTAAGATGTATTCTTGCATATCTTACAAAGTTTAAAATAATTAAGAGAGAATATTAATTGCTTCTGTGGCTTAATGGCTAAAGCGAAGGTCCGATAAACCTTATAAGATGGTTCGATTCCATCCAGAAGCACCAAATTTATTTTCCCAAATGTTTGGGACGACCAGTTGAATCTTTTAGACCATATCCAAAGGTGTTGTCGGTAGGATATCCATATGATTTTTGTCTTTCTACCTTTTTGTTCATGATACTAGCTGATTTACCTGGGTGTGCAAACCCTCTCTGAACTCTTTGTTTTTCTAATCGTTTCTTGGTCAACTCCCAAGGTTCTAATTCAGGAATCGGTTCTTTCTGAATATTTCTTCTTATGACATATTCCCATTCGGTTCCCATCAAAGAATGTCTATTTAAATTAAAATCGACATCTTCTCCATTTTCTTTTAAAAAATCGATAATAGGTTTGATATACTCTTGCGCAAAATTAACATTTTTCCCCATAGATCTATCTTTTATTTTTATCCAACCATTTCTATCCAGAAGATTGCGTAAATTATCTATATTCAATTCATATTCACCTATGAATGGTCTTGATTCTGTGATATATAAAGAATATAGTTCGTTGAAAGTCATAACAATATTTATACAATAATATGAATCCAGTAGGTCTAAATAATATCAAGAATTTGAATACAAAACAATTAGAATCATTATTACATTCTAGAGAACAAGCTGCTTTCTATTCGACTATTGATTTTCCAAAAACAAAGGAGGATTTTGCTCATAATAAAAGTATTTCAGATGGCATAAAAGAGATAAAAGATGAAATTTCTTTAAGAAATATGGTTGCAGTCTTTGGAAAACGTGATATAGTGTTGTAAGTAATTAAAATGCGTTAGCGGCGAAGTTGGAGTGTGTCGCGTCTGGCTGTAACCCAGAAACATAAGAACCTTAGTAGATTCGAATTCTACCTAACGCACCAAATTTTAAAAGGAAGGTAAACTAGTTGGCTAAGTAGTTTGTTTGGAAAACAAATACACTTCAAAAAGGTGTCCAGAGTTCGAATCTCTAACTTTCCGCCATTTAAAAGGTCTCTTTAGTGAAATGGATATCACGCGAAACTACGAATTTCGCATTTTGGGTTCGAGTCCCAAGGGAGGCACCAGTGAAATGCAGGCGTATCGGCTCTCGCTTCTAACGAGTTAAAACCGTAATGGATATATGGGGGTTCAAGTCCCTTCGTCTGTACCATAAATGATACCGAAGGAACAGTCTTATAAAACTATAGAAGATATTATACAAAATATCCAAGAGCATGTAGTAGGTAAAGTCGGATATGTCCGAAGAATCGGACCATTCGATTTTGCTCCGAGAATCGAAATGACTATAAATTCTGAACCAATTTCTATATTTCTTTCAGTCTATCTTATAAATGACGTTTCACAGTTTAAGATGGAAATAGTTCATGCTGTATTATACGAAATCCGCAGATTGAATCCTGATTATTTAAAACCCGATTATAAACATCCCTCTGATGATAAACAATTTCGAAGTTCATAGAACACATTGTTGTAAGGTTTGTGGCTGTAAATATGGTGACAACGATTGTCCCGTGACGAATAATATAGTAAAACCTGCCCATGAATGTTGGGAATGTGAACAAACCGATTATCATGGATGTGGTGAATATATCAGAGAAATAGATAAGTTGGAGACTTTGATAAAAGATATTTTAAAGATAACAGCATTATGAGAGAGTTAAAATTTAGAGTATGGGATAAACAATTTTCCCATTTTTGGAACGAGGGTGTGGGGATGGATATAAAGAGAATCGCATTCAATTTTTATGAATCTCTATTTGAAGATAATGAACGATTTGAATTTCATCAATATATCGGTATAAAAGATTCTACTGGTAAGGAAATCTATGAAGGAGACATAGTCGAGAATACTGTATGTTATGAAGAGTATTGCTCGCCTGCCGTAGTTGCAATGAGTGTTTATGAACAATTACAATGGGCATTGTTCAGAAAAATAGACAATCCTGAAATCGATTATACTCCTATTCAGCAAACTTTTAATGGTGTAAAATTATACGAAGAATTGCCCATTGTTTATAGTAGTTATGGTTACAAAGTTATAGGAAACATTTACGAGAATATAGATATATTTAAATGAAAGAGTTAAATACGGAAACCAATATTGGATGTCAAGGTGAATGGATGAGAAAAACCGCATTCGTTTCAGGACATATCAGAATTTCACAAGAAGAATTTGATACACATTACATTCCTCTCTTAGATAAAGCTATTGTAGAAAACCATAAATTTCTTATTGGTGATGCGAATGGCGTAGATGCAATGGCACAGAAATATCTAGAAGAGAAAGGTGTTACTGATATAACAGTGTATCATATGTTCACTTCTCCTAGAAATACAGTGCCATCTGCAAAGTTGATGGGCGGATTTGAGGACGATGATTCCCGTGATGCGGCGATGACACAGGCTAGCACTTATGATATTGCATGGGTTCGTAAGGGTAAAGAAAAATCAGGAACCCAGAAAAATTTGGATAGACGCAAATCACCAACGGCAATATTAGTAGAATCTCAGGAACATTGGATAAAACCTGTACCTACTCGAAAATCTATCAACTCTCTCAACTTTGAGACTGCGACTTCGGAAGAGTTATATGAATTTTTTCGGGCACCACCGAAAGATGATCCCCGTTGGCCTAAAACCGGTGATAAGGTAAAATTCCTTACGGCTGAAGGGCGATTCTTTCCGCATTATACTAATGTTATTGCAAATGCGAAAGAAAAGCTACGAATGGGAGAAATTTATACAGTTAGTAGATGCGAAGCATATTCTTCTTGGTGTGCAGTATGGCTAGAAGGTTTCGGAGATGATGAATTATTTCATCTTTCTATGTTTGAATTTCCTATAAAGGACTGAATTATTATGGGTAAATAACTATATGTTATTGACTCATAGAAGAAAAGCATTTAGACCCGTTGAAGGTGTCGTAGAAAGTACCACTGATCCTTTTTTTGCTAATGTTTCGGTTCTTTTACATTTAAATGGAACCAATGGTTCAACTACTATTGTAGACTCTGGGCCAGGGGCGAGAACATTTACCGCATTCGGTAATGCACAACTAAGCACAACTAATCCTAAGTACGGAACGGCGTGTTTATTACTTGATGGAAATGGTGATTACCTATCATCTTCTGCCAATACTGCATACGATTTTGGTGTTGGCGATTTTTCTATCGAATTCTGGGTTAACTTCACCGGAACTGGAACACAATATATAATGGATTATGCGGCGGCAAATACAAGTGTCATCGCCATAACTCCAAGTTCGGGTAATGTGTTTGTGTATTGTCAAGGTAGTTTTTGTATAAACTCTGGTTCCACACCATTTACAACATCACAATGGTATTTTATACAGTTAATTCGTTCAGGAGGAACATGGACTATATTCAGAGATGGTGTACAATATGCACAGGCCACAGGCCAAACTACGAGAACATTTGGAAGCTCTGCATTAGCCCTTTTAGTAGGTATAGCAGGAAATGGAGCTGCTCCTACTAATGGTCGAATAGATGAATTTCGAATGACGAAGGGGACCGCAAGGGCAGCTTCCCTTCCCATCTCCGCTTTCCCTGATAGTTGATAAATAATATAATGACGCACTTAAAACTTAATAATGAACATAGGTACGAATCTTCTATTCCTATAATAGATAATTTAATTCGAAAAGGTTGGACTATTGTTGCCGAACCCCCAGATCCTCCGACTTACGATGCGAGCATTCATAAATTAATATACAATGCATCTACCAATGATTATTCTGTAATCGAACTCTCTTCTGAAGAATTGGCTAATAATGCAAGAGCTGAATTAGTGATGTTTGTAGAAAGTAAAATAGAAGAAGGATTCTTAGTAGAACCTGAAAATTTCAGATTAAATCTTCGAGATTCAGACCGTGCAATATTCGCACAGATGTTAGCACTAGTTAAAGAAGCACTAGACCTAAATTTTATAAACGATGATACATTACATACTATCACAGATAAAGAAGGTATTAAAAGAGAAGTCACAACATTGAGATTTCGCCAGATAATGGTAGCATATGGATTTTATTATAAAGGTCTATGGGATATGTTAGTGAGTTGATCAAATTATTTCATCTTTCGTATTGACAAAGACGAAAATGTAGTGTAAGATATAAGTAGTTTACAAACCTTGAACGCCTCTTAACAATGCGCAATTTTTAAGGTGTTTTATGGAGCCGAAGACAAACAGCAGAGTCGCAATCCTGTCAAGATTGAGTTAGTGGGGGCAGCACCCATCGGTTCCGCCAGATAATTTAAAATGCCGTTGTGGTGTAATTGGTAAACACACATGTCTTAGAAACATGTTATCTGTGGGTTCGACTCCCACCAATGGTACCAAATCGCCGCAAGGCTAGGTGTGTTATAACCACCGAAAGAAGAGAGATAAATTTAGATGTGGTTCGATTCCCTAGCCTTGGTAGGCATTTAAATTCAGAACGTTCGTGAAATCCTTCGAATAAGTATTTTATACGCCTATATCCCAATTGGTAGAGGAGAATATCTCAAAAATATTTTGTTCAGAGTTCGAATCTCTGTATAGGTACCAAACTTTTATAAGTAATAAATGCGGGGTTGTTGTAACGGTAGCGAACTGGTTTTACATTCCAGAAGAAAGTGTTCGATTCACTTACCCCGTACCAATTTTAGAAATTAAAAACTTCTAAAAGATACGCAAACTCTTATGATTTTGCTATGGTTTCTTTTTCCGTGTACCCGATAAACACGGAATATAATGGCGGCTGGCGTGGCTAGTGAAACGGAGAATCTGCAAAATTCTTATTAAACGGCAGGGTGCGATCCCCTGAGTCGCCTCATATAATTTGATGAAATTAGAATTAGAAGGAAGTGAAGAGTTTCTTTCATCCATATTAGTGATGATGTCATTTATACAGAAAAGTATAGACAAAAAAACTCCAATAAAATTAGATGTATCAATTGATAGTTGTGAACCACTATCAATAATATATAAAGACGGTCGTAAATCTACCAAGTTAGACGAGATGCAACTATATGAAAACGTAAATCTTGCCAACGGTACATTTAAATTCCACATATAATTACGTAAGTAATATGTATGAAAACGGAATGCGTTCAGGTTAAGGGAGAAGTTACTAAAATTCTTCCTAGCGGTTTTTATCTTATTGTCCTAAAAAAGGTGAATGTAGAAGTTCTTGCTTATTTGTCTGGAAAGATGACAAAGCATAAAATAAGACCTGAAGTAGGTGATGAAGTTGTTCTAGAAATGTCACCTACAGATGTTAAAAGGGGAAGAATTGTTAAAAGAATGTAGTTGAATCGATAGTTTTCTTAGGGTATATTTAATCCTATGAAAATTGAAAACTCAGATATTCTAACTCAAAAACTTCCTCGCCGTTTCCGCAATAAACTAGTAAGAGCACTCCGTAGTGGACGATATACACAAACTAATGGGGTGATGCGTGATCCATTGGAAAATGCTTATGATGTTCTAGGTGTAGCCCATCGTATTGCAGGAGTCCCCAAACAATCTATTACTAAGATGAGAGGTGCTCCACAAGGAAAGCAGTATAATTTCTTACCAAAGGTTCTTACTATGAAAGATACAGAAGTTACGCAAAAGCTTATGGCTTTAAATGATAAAGGTCTTTCGTTTAGGTGGATCGCTTCCCATCTTGAAAATTGTATGTAATTATTAATTAATATTTTCGGCCTGTTGTAGGGTCGTTGTCATACCCACTTATCGGCTATTTGGTTTTTACTGAATAGCCGATAAGTATTTTTATGAATCTCAAAGAATATTATCTACTCAAAGAACGTGCATATTTTATAGACCTTGCCACTCTATCTGAAGAAATTATCAACCAACTTCAAGAGAAACTAGCAAAGAAAAAGTCCATTCGTTCTGGAGATAAGATCACTGTTAAAATTGCAGATGCATATGAATTAGATATAAAACTCTATAAAGGAAAAAGCCATGCCGCAAGAGATGCAGAGCATAACGGTCCAGCAGTCGAAGAAGAATCTTCTGCAATGTATTTTCCTGCAACAGATGAATCGAATGGACGAATTGAAATATATGTTAACTCTTCTAAGAAATCACAGAGTTATTATAAAGAGCGTAAATTTGAAGATTTTATAAATAAGAGTCTTCCTAAATATATTAAAGATATTCTGCGACATGAAATTGCACATGCATATGAAGATATAGTATCTGATGCAGGAAAGTACAAACAAACCCAAAATACTACAAGAAAGGGATATTTTAATTCAGATGATGAAGTAAATGCATATTTCATGCAGTGGTTCCCAGGAGAACTTCAAAATAATAAAATAGCACAATATCATTTGTCAGCAGCGCGTAATGCGACAGATGATAGGATTAAAACTGATCATATAAATCGTGCTGCAAAAGTATTACTGAGTAAGTTATCTGAATTGCCTTGGGTAGCCGAATTGGACGAGAAGAATAAAAAGTGGTTAATAAAAACAACCTATACTTCTTTACAGGAGTTACTTGACAGGTCGAAATAAAGTCCTATAGTGTGGAATATGCGGTTCATTCCACAGATTCTCAAGTTAGCCAACAATAAAGTTACCGTTGCATGTAGCGGTGGCATAGATAGTCTTGCTATTGCAGCTTTTCTAAAGATTTATTACCCCAGGATTAATCTACAATGTTTTCATTTCAATCATAATCTTCGTGAACAAAATGAGATTATGTCTAATTCGGTTTTTACCTTTTGTAAAGATTTTAATATTAGGTGGGAAGAATCTTATAGAAATGGTAATTACGATGACACCGATCCTAAAGACGAATCTACCCTTAGAGCATTGCGCTATAAAGCAATGGCAGGTCTGGGATATGTAATCACAGGTCATCATATCGACGATGCATGTGAGAATTATATGTTTAATTGTTTGAATGGGGTTCCTGAATATCTTCCGATTCCGTTGGTTACTGAATATAAAGATTTTGATCTTACTGTTATTCGCCCCTTTATTCTGAATGAAAAGGAAGAGTTTCGTGCATTCGTAAAAGATTATGATTTGGAACAATACGTTGTAGAAGATGAAACTAATACTGATGAAGGTTATCGCAGAAATTGGCTAAGAAATAATTTAATTCCACAGATTTCCGAGAAGGGATATAATTTAAAAACTATTGTCAAGAAACGTTATGAAAAATACATTAAAGAAAACTATTAAGAATATTATTATAGAATATTTCGATAAACATTGTAAAAAGCTTGATGAGGACTATTGGGATTATAGTGAATGGGAGGATTTGTTAGATTTTAAGAAATTCGTAGATACTGTCCCAAATATAGTGTTAGAAGCGAATAAAAGAAGAACCATCTTCACTATAAAATTTGTAGAAAATGGTGAACGGGTAAAGTTTAGTTTAAGGGAGTATAACAAATTAATATCAGATCTATCAGTATGAAAGGTTGTGTAACTATAGAAGAATCTCTACAGAGTTTAATAGATGCTGCGAAATTATACTCTAAGAAAAACGAAGGGGAAGGTCCACATAGTTTTTATCCTACGATGTATCATTATACAATGATACGATATCTAAAATTAGTCAAAAGAAAAGCTAAATTCTTCTTTGATCCTGATGACCGAAGATTTGGTGGTCCTACTTTGAATTGGGATGTAGACGAATAAAATAAAAAAACCCGCTAAGAAATTAGCGGGTTTTTTTATTATTTAAATTTAGCGTTGTGGTATATTAACAGGTGGACAGCTTCCACCCGTTCCAGTGAGAATTTTAGCTTCGTATGCTTGGAACACATTATCAATTTCTTGTTGTGCTCCTGCATTAGAATCAAGAACACCAGTTTCATATGCATGTGCAACTCTCCAGTATTGATACTGGAACGCTACCTCGAACTCTGTAAGGTCGTTTCCTTCGATGTTGTAGGTGATTTGTCCTACATTCTGAGGGTAGACACCATGAAGGCGATAAACACGCATAATGTCGCAATTAGGAGCAAGTATGGCAAGGTCTATAGTTGTGTTGTCGCATGGGAAACCTGTTCCACATGATGTTTCATCACTAATAGTTGCAAAACTCCAACGTTCAAGAGCATTACGCACAAGATAATCCCCAGGAGTTCTGAATGTTATAGACCACGGGTTAGGTGTGTAACGGGCCATCCCTTGAATGTTGATAGGAAACCCTTGATAAGGCACTTCGATATTCTGAATTTCTCTTCCAGGAACAGAGAGGGTCTTTGCATAAACATGGCCCCCAAGTCCAGCGGGTTTTTCAATAAGTTCACGATACACATAATCGGGAACATTGCTCATGTTTAAAATTCGAATCTGCCATGATCTCGAAAAATCATGTTGTTGGAAAACTTCTCTTGCGTTTTTAATACTGCCTAGTGCCATGTAATTATTTATCACTAAAAACACAAATCTATAAAATAAAAAACCCGTTAGAATTTTCTAACGGGTTTTTTATTTTATTCAGTCCATTCTCGAATACTGTAAGAAACTAGTCCTGCTTCATGCTAAGAATTCGTATGTTAGTTCTTCTGTATTATTCGATTCTTCTGTACTTCCTCGAAGGGAATACTTATAAGGAATTCCACCAGTTTTCTCTATACAAGTCTTGATGTCTCCACTGACATTATTAATATAAGTCAGTAAATCACCATGTGAAATATCTTTTTCTTCAATATTTTTCCCTGTTAATTGACTCATATTATTAACGAATTTCAATGCATTACATAGTGCTACCCATTTTGCGGCTTCATCTAGCGACATTTCGGCAGCGGGTAGAATTTTATATTTATCGGATAATTTGGATACGTTCGTTTCGGTTTTCATATATTTTTAGATTCACTACTCCCACAAATGGGAAATCTTTAATTTGGACACCTTTGGCTAGGTTGTCCCTGGAAAGCAGGATATTGAAGGAAGTGATATGTTCCTTTTTCAGTCTTTCCGTTAAAATATTATTGAGAACTTGGAAGTCTTGCTGTGTTTTGAATGATGTATTGAACGGATCAAACATCTCTTTTAAATCTTTCGAAAGATTATGAAGAAGTTCACCGTGAACAATTCCAAATTCAACAGGATTGGATCGCTCTTTCATTTGACACGGTTTACATTTGTATTCAGCGGATACTCTTTCATCCGAACCATAAGTATCAAATAATAGTTGATACTGGTCTGGATTTAGAATTTTTATTTCTGAACAATATGCACAGGGGACTTCTCGATTAATGCGAACAAGGCGTTCTTTGGTATCGATAATCTTTTTTGGCGCTTTTTTAGGTTTTTCCGGTTTTTTAATATCCGGTAGGATGAAGGATTGTATATTTTCCATTTATTTTAAATTAATCTGCATATAATGAGCCCGTAGCACAACCAGTATCATATTCGCTGGGGTATTCTTTGACTATACTGTTATAACAATAAACTCCGCCTAGCCCAGAAGGGCATGGATGATTAGGACATACATATCCGATTGGCCCATTACCAAAATCTATACCACATTTAGAACATCTAATACCTTTATTATAATAAGGTTTTGGAATTGTCGGCCATGGTGGGGGATAAAACGGACGTTGTTGATTATCCTCTGTTCGCTCTTTTGCGTGTTCAAGTAACAACTTCATCTCATCCGAAAGAGTGGATTTCTTGACAGGTTCTTCATTCTCGAAGACGAACATTAGTACCCAAGTTCCGTAAAAGCCTTCTTCAACCCAAAACGAATCACCATCAAACTTATATTTCAATAGTTGTGTGTTATGATCAAAATCCTCAATCAATAACTCTGAGTATGCGCCTGATTCTCCAGTGCAGGTGGAGCAATCTATTACACAATTTTTTCCTATTACTTTAGACCAATCTACTTCATTAGTATTTGGTTTATAATACTCTTTTCCTAATCTTTTAATAATTTTCATAATTTAATAGTCCTTCGATCATCCCTAACATCATAGGAATGATAAACTTGTTCTCTACATTATCATGCTTTAGAATTTCTGCAATTGATTCTTTTATAGTTAATAAAGATTTTTCGATATCGGAGAAATCTTTGGATGGAAATTCTTTGCGAAGGGCACCTATATACAGAACAGAGAATTTTTCTAAAAATGAAATACTATCCAAAACGTTTACACTAGTTTTAAATGTCATACTGGACAATTTATAAAAACGTAAAATTTCTGCATCTGTGAAGTTATTGGCGAATTGTAGTAAATGTAAATGTAATTCGTCCCTGCTAGAAACAGTGGCAGTTTTTTCTATCTCGGGGACGATAGCAGTATTCCTCGTAGGAATATACATATCTATTCTTTTAGACGGATCATATTCTATATCAGGCTTCAATAAGCTCATAGGAAGTTCGTTTCACTAACAGGAACAGTTATTGCCGCCGTCATAAATTCAATATGAATACCATTATCTTTTTTACAATTGGTACATTTAAATTCTGTTTCTGCTAAATCCATTTCAACGGTATTTATTTGTCCGCAATGAGCACAGTTCAAATTTATCATATATCTTTTAAATGGTTTTGCAGCATATTCTTTTGCAAGATTTATTAATTGTGCTGATTCGTAATATTTGTTCCACAACATAGGTCCAACAAATTGAACAACAGAGATAAAAAAGAACGTCTTCCAAAAAGCAAAACCGAAGAAAAGTTCGAAACCTATAGATAACCCACCACTTATTATACCTATAATAAGAAAGGATAATAAAGCATATAGTATTTTTTTACTAGTTTTCATTATTTTGTTTTTGCTGGTTCGACTATACGAGTTATACCATGTTTTAGATATGTTCCACATCTACCACATCGCCAGTTACACTCCATAACTAAAGAGCCATCGGTTTTTCTTACTGGTTGCTCCCTACCAGGGGTCATCTGTCCACAAGAGCGACATGAGATAGGTGTATTTTGTAATATTTGCATAATAGTTATATTTACATCACAATCTGTGAAAGTAAATCACTATTATCGTAATCAGGATTGAATAGTTTATTCCAATTTCCAAACTCTCTAAGAAATTGGTGCATTTCAAATCTATAAAACAGTTCTTTCAATTTAGCAGTATCAAAGGAAGTATTAGAAGCTTTTACTTGTTCTCTATAAAAGCCATATTCTTCTGGCTGTTCAGTCTCAGTATAACCAAGATCCATAACACGAAGATTTCGACAAATAATTGTAGCGTCCTCTGGGTTTAATACAGATGCAACTGCTTCTTGAACAGTACAATTATTTTGTACGATAATTTGTGTCAGTCTTTCAGTAAGAATTTTCGATTTGACAGGACCGTGCCCACAGAGTCCAGAAATATTATCAGATTTATCACCTAAGATAGCTTTATATCCTAGATATTGCTCAGGCTTAACCGAGACAACTTCTTCAAAATTTTCCAAGGTAAGAATGATATTTTTAGTAGGAATATACTGATGAACCTCCTCCGTAACCAATTGAAATAAATCATTATCTGAGGATACTATGATCGTAGATTTTGTATCATTTATAGCACAGAACCGGATAACGTCATCTGCCTCCATATTAACGGGGTATATAGTAACAACGCCTAAATTATCCAAGAATTCCTGAATGATCGGGATTGTTGCAAACATCTTTTCGGTATGTTCGGTTTCTGTTCTTTGTTCCTTATAAGGAACCAACTCTTTACGGAAGTTTAGTTTAGTAGGATTTAATTTTTTATCCCAGGTTAGATAGATTTCTTTCGGCTCGAATCTCGTAACCATAGTTCGAAACATGTGAAGGAATTGGTGAATGGCTGTTGCATTTACCCCTTCTATGATTTTTTCAGGTCGTTTGGTAAAAAATGCACGAAATAGAAAATTGTTTCCATCAATAATAAGTTTGCCGTATTGCATAGACGACTATAATTCCCTCTTTGCTACGATGCAAGGTTTCTTTTCATTTCTTTCCATACAAACTTAGGAACTGTTTCCACGAATTCTAATGTATCATATGCTAACAAGGTTTCGAAAGATTCTTTAGGAATAGAAAAGTGTTCACTTTTACCAACACATAGTTTGATACCTGTTATGTTCTTACCGACATCTAGAACGACTAATCCGAGCCCTTTTTCAAGACCTTTGATATATGCATAAAATCCGTATTTTTTAATTTCAGTTGACATGATGATTATGTAGTTTACTCTGTATAATAGTAATAATCAAATGACACTTTTAACAGATTTTAAAACATTTCGGAAAAAATTAGTATGTCCTGAAGATGCGAGTCGTAATGGAGATTACACGATTTTCACGTATACTGATTGTGAAAGTTTGACTGCATATCACGAAGATACTAAAAAAGAGTATTATATGCAAATTACAGACTTTTCAAAGATTTACAGAAAACAGTCTTGAATCGATTATACCCGTCTAGTATCTTACTACATGGCAAATTTAATTAGCACTAATCGTATTAATGTAACAGTAGGATATCAAACCTTTTCTATTCCTACCGATCAAGTCAACCATGTTATCAATCTTTTGACTCAATTACAGAGCATCCAAGTAACAGAACAGAACCCTTCACCTATTTTGAAATATAATGGAAACACCCTTATCAACGGCTGAGAAAGTTTTAAAAACAAATCTTGATAGTGCGGGAATTATAAGAGATTGTAAAAGTCTCTTCGAAAAGGCTAGTGAAAGCGAATCCGAGACTTTAGAGTACCTTTGGTCTGTTTACGAACAGCTTGAATTAGATACTTCATGGGCAAAAGGAGAAGTAGAAAAGGGACATCCGTTCACAATAGGAAATTACAAATATGTTAGACACAATAAAGAAAAATTATAAATTAATAGCACTAGGACTTGTCTATACAGGTCTTTATACATGTTTCGGATTTGGAGCAAGTTTAATCTTTTTAGGATTGCACTGTTTCGTGTGGGGAACTACGAACAGTAAATGCTACTAATATGCATTGGAAATATACAAAGGAGGGGATTCCTTATCTCGAATGTGATAGTATCCCTACGCCCTCTTCTCCGCCTCCGAGCGAAAATTTTAAAAGAATGCTCAGAGACTTCCTACAAAGAATGAAAGATAATAATGTAAAAGTTGTTATAAGCAAACCATTTTTATATCAAAAAAATGACAATTAATCAAGTATGGACTATCAAATATAGTCCGAAAACAATAGAAGATATCCTCCTAAATGAGGAAGATAAAAGCTTTTTCACCAATTTAAAGGAAATACCTAATAATCTCCTATTTACAGGAAGTCCGGGAACGGGAAAAAGTTCAATGGCGAAAATTCTTGCTGATAAGTTTTCGCCCAACTCTTATATGATTATCAATGCATCTGAGCAAGGTACCATTGATGTATTACGAGAGAAAATCCAAGGATATATTGAAATCGCAAGTATTGATGGTAATCCTAAGCTAGTCATTCTTAATGAGGTGGATGGTGCAAGCACGGTATTTCAACAAGCATTGCGCGTAACCCTTGAAGAATATTTGGATGAGGTTAAATTCATTCTCACGGGTAATTATCGTTCGAAAATCATCGAAGCGATTCGGTCACGTTGTCAAGAATTTACATTCAATGTTCCTGAGGGTGATGTTCTTCGAAGAGTTGCAACAATTCTGAAAGCAGAGAATATTGTAGTTGGAGAGGATCAGATATCAAATGTTCGACTTCTAGTAAAGACTCATTTTCCTGATATTCGTAAGACTATTAACGAACTACAAAGGAATTGCTCTACAGGAAAATTCATATATAAGTTCAAAAAAGATACTGGAGTTGCATTGTTAATTAAGACAAAGCTGAAAGCGAAGGAAGATGTTTTTGCTATTCGTAAATTTGTTGTAGAAAATTCTGATAAATTTGCAAACAATTATCATCAATTGATGAAATCTTTGTTTGACTTATACGTTGCAGAGTGTAATACTGTTGCAGTGCTATTGATTTCAGAATATATGTATCGCGATGCATTTGTTGCTGATACAGAAATCAACTTTAGTGCATTATTATTCAACCTAGGACAGAAATTGTGATTGGAGAACAGTCAATATACGACGACTTAACCATTAAGGCATTAAAACCTATGGTTATTAGAAAGATGAAGATATGTTCTAAAGGCTGTTGTCATGAAGAAATTGAAGTGCATCTTTCTATTGGTCAGATAGAAGATGTTGAACGATTTATGTTAGATGAATATGAGATTGATGAGGATTATACATTACAAATATGATTGAGTACCCTTCCATTATAAACAGTAGCAAGGCTCCCCGTCAAAATTGTATAGCCTTCGACAAACTTGATGGCAGCAATTTCAGAGCAAAATATACCCAAAAAAGAGGATTCGATTGTTTTGGAACGAGGACACAGCTTATTAATGAGACTACTCCATTCTGGAAAGAAATGGTAGAAATCTTCAATTCGAAATACAAGGAACCCCTAGAAAATGTCTTCAAGAAAGAGAAATCTTTGCGTGATTATAGAGAGATTGTCGTTTTTGGGGAATTCTTGGGGGAAAATTCTTTTGCAGGACATCATGAAGATGAACCACACGATCTGGTATTTTTTGATATTATGGTCGGACATAAACAGCGAAAATTTCTTAAACCCTTGGAATTTGTAAAAACACTTGATGAAGTGGTTCCGATTCCTAAAGTTGTATATGCAGGAAATCTTAATGATGAATTTATCCAAAGTGTCCGAGATAACGTATATGGTTTAAAGGAAGGCGTTATATGTAAAGGTACTGAAACTAATGGTGCTTTTTGTGGCAATACTTGGATGTGTAAGATTAAAACTAATGAATATTTTCAGAAATTAAAAGACAGATTCAAAGACGATTGGGAAAAATACAGCGAATAACAATTGACAAAGATAACAACATAACCTATAATAAAGACCTCTATGAGTGATACAACAGATACAGTGAGTGATATTGATAATGTAATTGGCACAGATGATGAGCCAGAATTGACGGGGAAGTTTTTTAATACTCTTACCCGTCCTAATAGTAAAATTAGGAAAGATCGTGCGATCTCTATTGTTGAGATTGCTCAACTAAAGTATAAGCGCAAGATCGAAGACATGGAACAGGAAGTAAAAGACCTGAAACGTGATCAAAACAATATGTTGGACCTTTCTCCGAGGGATGCTAACAGTCTTGTGTTGGCTAGCGACTTCGATGTTGATGGATTTGTTGCTAAACATATCGAGATTGGTGTAAAACTTCGTAATCTTGCGATTAAGTTGGAAGTGGCTAAAGCTGGTTACAAAAACCTTTTCGAATAATATCATGGGTGGTTCATCTTACGATTTTAGTGCAAGAAGCACACGGTCTGCAACGTATGCAGTAAAATCTCTCGCAGATACTTTCGAACAAAGTAAAACGCGAATGATCCACGAATCTATGGAACCAAAAGCCATCAAGATTCGTGAGGCAAGGGATTCAGCAGTTCATCCAAACACAGTTCCAATTATATTAGGAATGGATGTTACAGGTTCTATGGGGATTATTCCTCATAATCTTGTAAAGGAGGGACTTCCAAAATTGATGAGTTCTATCATCAACGGTGGGGTTCCTGATGCCGCTCTTCTTTTTATTGCGGTTGGTGATCATATATCAGATCGTTATCCTATCCAAGTAGGACAGTTCGAATCTGGTGATGAGGAACTTGATATGTGGTTAACTCGGACATATCTCGAAGGCAATGGTGGTGGTAATGGTGGTGAAAGCTACAGTCTTGTATGGGACTTTGCTGATAGGTTTGTAGTAACTGATGCATGGGAAAAACGTAAACAAAAAGGGTTTATTTTCACTTTTGGTGACGAGCCTATTCATCCAGTAATTCCAGCATCTTTCATTAATGCGACTTATGAAAATGCGGGTGCAGAAGGATCAGTAACAAGCGAAGAACTTCTTCGAAAGATTGAAGAAAAATGGAATTATATCCATATTCATATCAATCACGGTTATAGATCCCAATCAGCAGAGAACGGTTTGCGTGATCTTCTTGGCGAACATTTAATTGTTACTCAAGATTATACAAAAATCCCAGAAATTATCGCACAATATGTGTTGAAAAACGTCCAGAAGGGTGTAGAATCAGGAGTAGAGACTACTCCACAGCAGAAACAAAATTTTGAAGAAACAGAGATTATTCTCTAAAGTATCCGAAATTTTAAACTTAAAAGTGGAATAGAGCAATTTATTCCACTTTTTTATTTTATAATGATTGAATTACCATTAAACACAGAGCGGGGGTCCGTTTATCAACTATTAGCATTGAAAACTATTAGAAGAATAGAACCAGATAGAAATTGGACACTTATAACATTGGATAATCAAGAACAAATCCTCGTAACAAAAGATTATCGAACAATTTCATCACTTATCAAAAATCTTATTGATTAAAACTATGGCAAAAAAACAAGCAGACCGTTATAAGTATATGTATAATGGCTTACGACAATCTCAAAGAATATATAATTCAACAATTTGTAGTTGAAGGAAAAACACAAAAAGAAATCGCAGAGGTATTAGGTAAAAGTGAACATAGTATATCATATCTAATAAGAAAGTACGGTATACAGCGGAATTCAAAAAATAAACGTCTAAAATATTCTTATGATGAGCAGTATTTTTCAAAATGGTCTGCGAATATGGCATATAGTCTAGGATTCTTGATATGTGACGGATATGTAATAGATACGGGTCGTGTGAGATGGATAGGTGTAGATATTCAAGAAAGAGATCGGTCGATTTTAGAGTTTATAAGGGATCAATTAGATTCTAGAATACCTATAACAGAAAGAGTGCGGATTGATAAAAGAACTAATATTGGCCCCTCTAAACAAGTGAGTTTAAAATTTGGTTCAAAGGCTATAATTGAAGATATAGCTACTATGGGCGTTTTTAAAAATAAGACTGGTAAAGAATTTGTGGTAGAAGTTCCAAAAGAATTTATTCCTGATTACCTGAGAGGAATTGTTGATGGTGATGGTAACATATATGTGGGTAAAACTAAATCTGGGGGATCACAATTTTCGATTAATATATATTCGGCATCAGAATCCTTTTTAACAGATTTAAAAGAAAAGTATATGTTTGGCTATGGCACAATTGTAAAGAAAAAAACAATATATGTTTTACGAATATTTCGTAAAAACGAAGTAGTTGAAATATTAAAATATATATATAATGGAAATTTTTGTTTAGAGAGAAAATATAAAAAATATTTAGAAATTAATGAATTATATGAAAAATAAAAAAGCTTATATTGTTGTTGGAATCGGACACGGGGACGAGGGAAAGGGAACAGTGACTGACTATATAACATCAGTTACCAAGAGTTCATTGGTTGTTAGATTTTCTGGCGGGGCACAATGCGCCCATAATGTTCACGTTAGAAATAAACATTTTTGTTTTAAACAGCTATCCGCAGGAACTTTTGCAGGTGCGGATACACTTTTATTAGATAGTGTAATCGTAAATCCTATTCTTCTTATTCATGAGATGCGAGATTTTGAAAGCAAATTCGGATTTCTTCCAAAAGTTTATGTTCATGAAAATGCATTAGTTACTACTCCTTATCATATCTATGCAAATCGCATTGAAGAGAAGGTTAATAATCATGGGTCTGTAGGTCTTGGGATTTATAAAACCGTCGAATATGCACAAAAATATAATCCACTTAAAATAGGTGACTTATCCAGTATAAGGAATTCTTTTTTAGATATACATATATTTGATATTATTTCTAATTTCAGGGACGAGATTGGTCCTAAAGATTATGAGAAGGATGAAAATTGGGAAGGATTGTTTGTTGATGATCATGAAGAAGAGCAAGATTTAATTTCTATATATAAAAATATTGAAGCCTTCATCACAATTGTGAATGATGAAGATTGTAAGAAATTGATTAATAATTCAGAAATCGTGGTATTTGAGGGAGCACAAGGAGCACTTCTTGATAAAGATCGTGGATTTTTACCTCATGTCTCTGCTACCGATACAACGACACAATTAGCAGAAGATTTCCTAAAGAGGATCGATTATGACGGGCATATTCTTCGTATAGGTATCACACGGTCTTATGCAACGAGACATGGAAATGGACCACTTCCAACAGAAGTAAAGGGTATAGTGTTAAAAGGCGAAGATAACACATACAATGAATGGCAGAAAGGATTTCGTGTAGGGACACTAGACTATGACTCCCTTAGATATGCATTATCATTTACTAAGGTTGATAAATTATTTGTAACCTGTTTGGATAATGATCCCTTTTATAAGGATGAGTTTTATCTCAGTCGTGCATTCGGTATCGCAATAGAATTGAAGCTGCCTTTATTTGGTTATTCTTTTGGCAAGGATCGTAGTCATAAAATTTTAATGTAATATGGAAATATCTGGTAATATAAATTATGATTTTATAAAATCTTATACTCCTGATTTTTTTGATAAAAATCCTAATTTGGATTTTGCACTAATGAGGAAGGCTATTACCGGGACTTACCCAGAGAAAGTTACATTTTCGATGACAGTTCCTGATAGTTTAATCAGTTGGATCAGTAAGAAACCTAGTAAAATACGTTGTGATTTGAATAAAATTGCAAAAAGGCTCGACGAATATAATCTAGAGGTTGTTCCATTAACCCATACCTTGTTGGATGAATGGTATATTGGATATAAAAATTTCTTACATAGTATCGCACACGGCATTGATCGTGTGGATGTACAAAGAATAAAAAATAATATAGGCGAATATCTACTAGTTATTGGTAGAGATTCGCTTGGATCAATACGTGGTGGAAGTATTCTTAAAAATCTTGACGAGAAATTATCTTATTCATATGCATGGTATTCTGATGAGTTTAAGAAGAATGGTGGCAGCACGGCATGTATCTTAAAAAGTATAGAATATGCTATAAGCAACGGATTTGAAACATTTTCTCTGGGTTTAGATACTAACTTATATGGTGGGCATTTATCGTTTGGGTTGTTACATTATAAGGATTCGCTCATGGAACCAATAAAACCGAACGGAGTTAATATGTATAAAATCTTCATAAATCCCAATACCACTAAATCTTTCTGTTATTTTATTCAAAGCGATAAAAAATTGAAAAAAGTGATTATTAATAAGAAAGTCTGAAAGAAAAGACATTAACGATAAGTATATCTCAGCAGTATGAAAACTCTCATTTTATCTTTACTCATATGCTTTTTTCCTTTTAGTGGAAATGCCTATAATGATTTAGACAGACATTTACAAAAATTTTATGTCGAAAACAAAGTAAAAGGCGACCCTACGAAAGTGGACGATCATACATGGCTCAAACGAACCTATTTAACTGTTGCAGGAAGAATACCTACTCTTTCCGAAACACAAGAATTTATAAAAAATAAGGAGCCCGTTAAGAAAAATAAAATTGTTGAGAAACTTTTACATTCAGAAGACTATGTGAATAATTTGTATAATTTCTGGGCTGATATATTTAGAATTCGTCCAGAAAGACTTTCTGATGGTACTGGTATTCTTAAGGCATATCCTTATATGGATTATGTGCGTGATTCTATTCGTGCTGATAAGCCATATGATAAATTTATATTCGATCTTCTCACTGCAACAGGGAAATACAGTGATAATGGTGCCACAGGATATATGCTCCGTGATACGGGTATGCCTTTAGATAACCTAGCCACCACTTTACAACTGTTCATTGCCACCGATTTAAGTTGTGCCCAATGCCATGATGACCCATTTCAGGAATACACACAAAGACAGTTTTTTGAGATGGCAGCATTTTTCAACACATTAGATAATAGAGAGTCGAGAAAAGAGTATGGTGATATTTTAAAAAAGGTCGATCAAGAAATTAAAGAGATTACGAAACAAGATCGTATAGATAATAATGTTAGACAACTTCTTTCTGCAAATCTTTTCAATTTAAAAGATAATGATGCAAAAGAAATGAAGCTTCCTCATGACTATAAATATTCAGATGCAAAGCCTTTTGATGTCGTTAAACCGTTAACCCTTGATAGTAAATTGAAGGTAGTTGATTCTAATAAAAGAGAAGAATTGTCTAAATGGATAGTAGAACATGAGAATTTTTCACTTGCAGTATCTAATCGTATTTGGGGATTAATCGTCGGCACCCCTTTAATTAGTCCAGAGACTAGTTTTGTATTAACAGATTATAATACAGGTTCGGTTTTAAAGTATTTAGGTGATTATCTCAAGGCGCATGGCTATAGTATCAAAGAACTTATCAGACATATAATAGAATCTGATTTCTACAATAGAGTGGCATACACAGGACCAACGACATTGTATAATTTTCAGTCTGTACAGATACAAAGACTACCATCATATCAGATATGGGATAATATATTAACTCTGGTAATCCCTGATACAAATTATTCTAAAATCGTTTTCGATGAATATTCTAATTTAATTGAAATAGATTGGAATAATGTTAGTGGGAAAGGTCTTTTAGAAAAGATGGAAACCATACGAGCATATGATAGTAATATCACTAAGAATACTCTAAAATATAAGAACATAGATTTGATACGATCTGCATTTATAGTAAACCGAAATAGTTTTGTCGGTCAGTTTTTACGTGAGTATGGTAGCTCCGATAGAATACTAATAGATTCTACTGATAACAAAGGAAGTATAACACAAATTCTTATGTTGATGAATTCTCCTTTATTCGAATTGGTGACAAGTAAAGAGTCTATTATTTCTTCCATGTCTAAGGAAGAAATTTTTTCTACCGTTTTAACTCGGAATCCTAATATCGAGGAACGTGCAATAATTAATAAAACAGAAAAAAATGACCTGATTTGGGCATTGATAAATTCGAGAGAATTTTTGTTTAAGAAATAATATGGATCTACTAATTTTACAATGTGATCAAGAGAATAAATTAAAGAAACTTGCAGAAAGAATCTATAACATGAAACTTTTGATAAACTTACCCGACGACGATAAAGACTTTTATGCTAAAAAATTAAAATGGCGTACAGAGTTAAACGATATAGAAAAACAAAAAATATGAATACTGATATTACAAGAAGAGGATTTGTTCAGTCCTTAGCATACACAACACTAGGAGTAAGTTTCACTGCTCTAGGTGACACACTACCACTCAAGACAGCAGGTAAAGCTAAACATGTAATCTATGTTTACTTGGATGGAGGTATATCTCATACAGATTTCCTCGATCCTAAAGATGATCCTCTTATTAAAGGAAATGCATCAGCTATAAAGACTACCGGTGATTTTTATATTTCTAGTTATTTTCCTAATCTCGCAAAACATGGAAATAAGTTTATTCCTATTAGAAGTATGACATCTAAATCAGGAGCACACGCCATGTCGAAATATACAGTGAAGACCTCTTATAATAAGAGTAGTCTTATTGTTCATCCAACATTAGGGTCTATATCATATAATCTTTTAGGGAAACAACACGAATCCATTCCAGATTATATCTCGATATCTCCAGATACTGATAATCCTGGAGGTGGATATTTTAGTAAGAAATTTTATCCTTTATCTATTATAAATCCTAATGAGGGTTTGCGCTATAGTCGTATACTCGGGGCAGAAACGCAGTTCAATAATCGTATCCAAGTTCTCGATTCGTTAAATAAAGGGTTTATGAAAAATATCACTAACAGTGATGTGACATCATATTCATCTATCTATGACGAAGCATTGAAACTCTTGAAGAGCGAAGATTTAAACGTTTTCGATCTTAATAAAGAGACAGAAGATGTCCGTAATAAATACGGAAAGACTCAGATCGGTAGCGGATTACTCCTTGCAAAAAGACTCATTAAGAGTGGTGTTCGTTATTGTGAAGTTACCGTAGGAGGCTGGGATATGCACAACGATATCGAAACCAATATGACAAATCGCGGCGGAGAACTTGATAAAGCCCTTGCATCACTTTTCGAAGATTTAACTAATGAAGGATTATTAAAAGATACTTTAGTAGTTGTTGCAACAGATTTCGGAAGAACTCCTAAATATAATGTCAATGAGGGTAAGGACCATCACCCGCAAGCATTCTCTATGCTTGTAGGTGGACTCGCTCTTGGAGGAAGACCTATCGGTAAAACGACTGCAAATGCAGAGAGAGTGGAAGAAAATCCAGTGACACCTGGGATGCTTAATGCAACCATTGGTCATTTTCTAGGAATACCTTATGATAAGGTTTGGACAACTCCATCCGATAGTTCAGCCCCTGGCAGACCCATGAGCATAGGAAACAAAGAGGCTCCTATTAAAGAACTTATAACTATTTAAAATACGGAATAATATTAAAAACCCCAAAGAATATTCTTTGGGGTTTTTTTGCGTTATGAATAAGTAATAGTATGAATTTACAACCAAGTACTAGTTTTATGTATAATGACCGTAGAGAGCTTTTCGCATGGGAACTCTCATTTGGTGGACACGGCCAAATACCTCTGACTGGTGCAGGAACATTTGTACCGACATCCTCAGATTATGTATTCTATAGAATAGATTTTTTAACTAATTCAGTAGTAGCATCTGTAGGTATGCGAACACAACACAGCGATGGTCAACACACAGGAACCATATATTCTGCAACTCCTAGTGCATTTAATTCATTTTCGTTTCCTGCGGGCTATACATGGACAGCCCCTATCACTAGTATAACACTAGGATCAGGAACGGGTATTGCTTATCAGTATAAGAAATTCATTCCTGAAGATCTTGTGAATACGTAATCATCCGAGACGTTCGATAAGTTCGTAAATACGTCTTATACCAATACGATAACTCTTCGGAAGTTTGTCGATTAGTTTATAATAATCTTCAGCGTTTTTACATTTTACCAATTCCGGCCTAACAGCATCACATAGTTGAATTTCGACTACTTGGAGTGCCTCATATGCCTTAATAAATTCAGTTATAGCATTATCTAAATTGTTCATATTATTTAATAGTTTTTTTACCATCGACTACTTCGATGTATTTCTTTCGAGGAATATTGACTATACACTTTTCAATAAACCCGTTTTCAGTTTTTTGAGTTATAATGTAGATAAACGGGAGCAGTAGTTTACCCTCTCGCTCGATCCAGTGATAGGCTTTTTTATAACTATCCTTCAGTTCCTCATCATCTAACTGAGAGTATCCATCACAATTATCAAGAACGATTCTATGTTTTTCTGGGTAACGCATTTGTTATTATAACACGGACGAGACTATTATCAACGTCTTTCTTTCTCTAATTTTATAATCAATTCATCGAATAAAATAACTATTCGTTCTAAATAAAGAGCAACTCCGGCTCCTGCAAATATAAAAGGGATTAGCATATTTATGGGCATATAAAATATACCAAATAATGCGCTTATATATATTCCAGAGCAAAGGGAGCACTTTTGTAATTCCCGAGTAAATTCGAACTGGTTTAGAAAAGGGCGTATTTTTAAAATATCCATTATCTTCGCATGAACGAATATGAATGTTGCACCAAAGATAGCAAGAAATAGAATTATAATATCCATATTATTTTTTGAATATACTTAGAAATTTTTCCCAAATACTCTGTTTTTTAACAACATTCCCGGTTATTCTGAATAAAATACCTTCAGGATTTATTATACCCCATCCACTTTCTTCGTCGCGACCCTTTTTCTCAGTATCTATTGCAGTTTCAAATATTACCTTTTTTATTTCCGAAACGGTGATACTCTTATTTTGTTTCTTACAATAGGATAGAAGAAGGGCAATAACACCAGTAACCATTGGTGCTGCCATCGAACTCCCTGATAGAACAGCATACGAACCGTTGAGGAACGTAGAGAATATCTCTTCTCCAGGTGCCAAAATGTCAACAGTGTCACCGTAACTAGAAAATATAGAACGGTCCCGCATGGATGAATTAGAATAACTACCAACGGCTATACATTCATCATATTGTGCAGGATAAAGAACCTGATTTTTTTCATTCGCATTGTTCCCAACGCTACATACGACTGGTATTCCTCGCAATGTAAGCTCTTTTATTACTTCATGAACTTCAGGCATGGGAAGTGGACCGCCCAATGACATATTAATAAGATCAGGGTTCAAATTCAGACAGTACTTGAGTCCTTTTAATATACTATCATTCTGACTTCTACCATTTTTGTTCAAAACTTTAACAGATACTAGTGTAACTTCAGGTGCTACACCCACTATACCAAACTCATCGTTTGATGCTGCAATAATTCCGTTAACGTGAATACCGTGTCCTGCGGAATTATCAAATATGTCTTCCCCATCTATGAATGATCTGCATTTAGATATGTCAACATTTTTGATTAAATCGGGATGTGTTTGTATTCCAGTATCTAAGACTGCCACTGTGATTCCTCTGCCTTTTGTTTTACTCCAAAGAGCGGGAATTTTAAGTTCTCTTATATGTGATGGATAGATTTGAGACAGCGTTTCAATATCACCAATATCGTGTATTTTGTATGGAGGAATAAAACAATCGGACATTCAATTATTTACTATGAAGAAACCGCATAACATAAAAACACCGAGGATAATATTATCCTCGGTGTTAATTATTTTATACTATTAGAAGTTTTTTAAATTTTAACCTTTTTGCTATTCTGTGCTGTCTGGATTTTTTCTCGGAATTTAACAATAGCATCATAATTTTTAACATTGATTGTTATTTTATCAGTGATTTGCACGATTTCAGTATAATCCTTTAAATCTATCAATTGTTGTTTATTTTCTTCAATAACATCTTGCACTCTTTTTAATGCATCGCCAATAGCATCGTCATTAATAAATTGAGAGAATTCTTTATCAGAGATAATGAAATCTGTCAGAGCAGAATTAGAGAAATAATTATTCTTTATGATATACTCGACTAACTCATAGGAGGGGCGATTCGACCATTTACTATACGCTTTTGCGCGCATCGCCAGTGTTTCACTATTAGCCTTAGTTTTAACTGTTTTCTTCACACTCTTTGAGTTGGAACGAACCACTTCTTTAGGAGTAGGGTAGGCATTAACATATAGACCAGTCACAACAATAGCCATCCGTTTAACACCGTTCATATCTAGCACAGTATCATTCATAGTATTTACGAATGATACTAGATTTTGATATTCAGTACTAGAACAGTTGCCATATTTAGTATCTATGAACAATGATCCTATTGTGCCTTCTTTAGGAGAATTTAATCTAAGATTGATCATTTCAGGTGGAATATTATCCCCCGTTAGCTTAAATGTAACATTTTTAGTCTGCGTACTACGAGGAATGCCGATATGAATAAAATACCTACAGTGTGGATTTTTAATGGTCGTATCCTCTTTGTCACAAAGATAGGCAATAAGAGAAAATCTATTATTGCCTAGCCCACTCATATGATGACCATCTGAAGTACAAGATGTCCACTTCCTTTTGTATGATGAACCACAGAGATCTTCTGGATTAGCAGAAATAATCCAAATTTTATCTTCACTTTTCTTGGTAGAGAAACCCTCGTTTGTTATTTTCTTCCAATTTTCTAACAATTTAGGATTTAATGTATTTAAAACTCGCCCAACTTTTGTATTATTCTTCCCGCCGTCTTTAGTAACGGTGGAGGTTTTATAATCTATGGTATAGCCATTCAATCGAAGATATGCTGCAATGTTTTTTGCAGATCTATTAGTAGTCCACATGATTTCCAGTGCAGAATCATCTACTGGTTTTTCTTCTTTTTTTGGAATTATGTATCTAAGATTGGCATCTTTTTTAATTTCAACGATCAGAGGATGATTTTTAATTGCTTGGAATGTGGTGTTTCCCAATTCCAATATATTTATATATTCTTGTAGTTCTTCTGTTTTCATTATTTTAGGTTTTTATATTTCTTGTTATAGTATGCTAATTTTTGTAAATCTAATGATGCAGAAGAATTTCTCAATGCACCAGCACTCCAAAAGATCTCCTTTGCATGATCTTTAGTGATGATTGGATGATTTTTATCAAAATTTGCATCAGACGGACTCCATCCGAGTCGAAGAATCCAATTTAGGATTGCATCAGGATGTGAGCCACTTTCTCTATGGATATCAAAATTGCTTGATCCGTCACGCTTCGAAAGTTTCTTCCCTTTTTCGAAAACTAACCCAACATGGGCAAATTTAGTATTGTCCAAAGATTTACGAGCAAATTCACAGGCACGTTGATTATTTTTAAGATTCGCAACTGCATGAAGGATTACTAATTGCTTAATAGTATTAGAAATATGATCCGTTCCACGAATGATTAAATTAACATCTGAAAACATATCGTCTAAAATACTAGAGAAGTTGTATGTAGGGGAGCCGTTACTACGAACGATGATAATATTATTCAGAACCTCCCGATCTTTATCAGATACTTTGATCTCTCCTGCAACAACATCGTTCCAAAAATCAGGAATATGAGGAATGTTAGTCAAACGGATAGCTCCGCCTTCAATCATCTCTGCTAGACCATCATGTACTAGTTGCTGTGCAATAGCTAAATGGTTGGCCTCTGTTTCGCTCTGACGAAATGTTTCATCAAAATCCAAACCAAGCCATTCAAATGTCTCGAAAATTTTATCCACATATTCTTCTTTATTACGCTCTTTATCAGTGTCGTCAATACGGAGAATGAATTTTCCGCCAGTGGAACGAGCAGCAAGCCAATTATGATATGCTGTTCGGATATTTCCGAGATGAATAAATCCTGTGGGTGATGGAGCAATGCGTGTTTTATAAACCATGTTAGACCCTACTATAGAAGTTTGAGATGTCCAGTAATTTCGTCAATTTCTTTCGAGTCCCAAGGACCAATTCCAACAGCAGTATATGTAGGAATTCCGCCGAATTCAGTAAGACCTGCATCCTTAATAAGACTACAATGAATTTGTTTGTCGAATGCTTGTTTATGAATAGCAAGAAGTTCTTCTTCAGAATTCACATAAACCACGATTTTCTTGAATCGTCCATTAATAAAATCTTCAAAATACTTGTCATTGGGCAATTCCCAATGATCTATATATTTTTCTTCTCGGTGGAAGGTATGTGATGGGATCAATGCTTTAAAAAATATACCCATGGATGCATGTGCTGCTTGAGATGCGATTTTGCCTTTTCGCATATTCAAATCAGCACGAATTACAATTACTTGTTTTACATCAGACATATTAAATTGTTAAATTGTAAATGTTAAGTTTTCTGGTAGTGGATAAAGGTTCTGATCAAGCATATTAAGACCCATAGTCTTTGCAATATGGTATTCTAATACAGCGCCTTTACTTTTCTCCCATCCGTCGAGAAACACTACATCTGTTGCATTCTCAATCATCTTGATAGATTCGCGAATGTAAAAACTATAGGGCTTTGTCGTATCACCGTCCGCAATTCTTATTGGATTCAGAATATTGTCTGGCTTACACCAAAATGCATCAATCAATTGTTTTTCCATTTTTTCAAATGCAGGATAATTGAAACTCTCATATCCTGTCATCGGGCCAGCAATGTATATAAATTTATATTTAGTCATCAGTTCTTTATTACGATATCCCTATTTGTTTTGCAATTGATACGAGCCCTGATAAGATCTCCCGCAGGAGTTTGATCAAAACAAGTAGGTCGGCTAGGAGTGTTGAATCTCTGAAATGCTGTTCTATAGGAATGTACAGTATTTCTTATCTCTTGGATTTTTCTTTGTTTGTGTAGACTGGCTTCTCTTTTGATGATTAGTTTTTCTACGAATCTCTGGAAATAGCCATCGCTTGTATAATACTGTATATACAGATCAATTTTGACAAGTATTCGAAATATTAAATTCTCATATGTTCTTCGAAACGGATTTTTATAAAAATCGTCGTAATAAGGCTCAATCATATCAGAGGTGTATTGTTCTTCCATGTTACATATTAGCACGTAATGTCATTTTAGCAAGCAGTTTTTGCCAAGATACCGACAGTGCAGCATCTAAAGATGTTAGATCTACAAACTGTTTGATTTTTGAACAGTTCACATCTGCACAGACGTTAACCAAATCGAGTATGTCTCCAGTATTTGTATCACTGTGGGACATTTGTAATAGATTAGAAATGTATACCATAGATGCGCATTCGAATTGTGCTACATTGTATATACCAGACATATTATTATTCAATAGATACTCAACACTTTTAGTTAAGTCGGGAAGATATGTAAATGAATCTTGCCAATTACAAAGATCGGTTTTTTTGTATATTTTGAGTAATGTATTTTCATCGTGTAATCTACAATCGAAAGGATTTTTAATTCTTATGATAATATCATGAGGTCTCATCATTCTCTCAGCTACTCTCTTAGATAAGCGATAGTCTGTGTTCATGTCTAACGCCGTAGAATCTTCAGTGGTTTGATGCTCCCAATCCCAATTATTTCCATACAAATCGGCAGTAGATATTAGAACTAATTTTTTTCCAAATTTTTTACAGAATTCTGTAAATCTATACAACAAAAGAAAATTATCTTTGCTGTTAATTTCTATTCTATTAACTTTATTATCTACTGCATATATAAAAATATCAACGTCCGAAAAACGCTCTCTAAAACTATCACAAAGAACCAAATCATGATGATCCAGTACTTCATAAGAAGAAAATGCGGTTCCTATATAATTATCTCCAATAACGACGACTTTCATAGGCGATAATACCATGGTATTATCGCCTTGTCAAATTAAATGAAAATATTACCCCATGATGCGGAAGAAGGAATTTGTGGATACACACGTCCTTTGAATCTGTTGGTCTCAGAGTGGAATGTAAATGCGCCGTTGTTTGTAAATATAGAGCTTGTTCCTGAAGTGATCGAAAGACGAGCCCCAAACGATATAGATAAGATATTGTTATTAACCACAGAGCTTTGATATCTGTTATCAAATATTCCATTAGTGATTAGAATGGAACCTGAGTTTATTATAGATCCTGAGTTTATTATTTCTGCGGAGGATGTTATGGTGGCCCCCTCGCCAACAGTAATAATACCACTACTACCGTTGTTAAGGCTTGAATTGTTTGTAAGAGTACCTGATGACAGATATAAAACAGATTGATTGTTGAATATGGCAGACAATAGTATGGACGACGTACTGTTTACCGTTCCTGTGTTTGTAAAATCTTCAAAAAGAATAAAAGAAGAATAGTTGTTCAAGGTACCCGAATTGTTGCAAGTGCTACTACCATCACTCATACTTAATGCAGCATAGTTATTAAAAATGCCATAATTAGAAAAATTGCTATTGCTATAATTAATAAAATTACCCGAGCTATTATATGTTCCGTGGTTGTAGAAGGTGGCATTATTTGTGAATACTCCGTTCATAGTCATTTCTCCATGAACAGTGCATATTCCGTTATTAGTAATATCACCACTAGCATTTAATACTGCATTTAGTGCCACGGTAAGATTGGCACCAAAGGTCTCACTAGTCATATTACAAGTAACCAATTCAGAACCATTTCCTATTTGAATTTCCAGTCCCGCAGCATCAAAATTAGGAACACTACCATATGGTGTGGTAAGACTTTCATCCGCGAACCAATTCAAAGAATTGTTTATATCAGTATCTACAAAAACAGAAAAATATGCATCAGCCATAATTAAATTATATATCCAGGTGAAAATCCGATAACATCCCATTTGTTATCTAAAAGGTTATATTTAGCTGTCATTATATCCATTCGGGAAGAGGATATTGACCACTGAAGTGTGGTGATCGGTAATCTAAAGTTAGGTGCTGCCGAAACGCCTAAGATATTTGTTACATATCTTAGATTCCACATTATAATCTGAGAATCATACGGATTTGTCGGTGCTTCAATTGCGGCAGATAGTGAAGCACCACTAAGCAGAACTACGAATTGATCCGCCGATAGTGCATTAGAACTTATACTTCTAAGACCAGAACCGCTTAGTGTAGGTAAAGTGACTGTAGTTCTTTTATTTTTCCAAGAAGCATCATTATCGGTCGAACTATTTTTTTGAAGAATCTGATTTGTTGAACCTCCTGATGGTACACTAGTTGCCCACGAACTACTATTACTATTCACAACTGTTGTTGTGTTTTGCCATGAAGCAGAAAGACTACTGCTATAATTTATATTAGGAATATAATCCGAAGAAAGTCCCCAAAACGACAAAGCAACATCGTTTCCGTTTATTTTGACAGTAGATCCAGAGGATGTTTGAACAGTGTTTTGTTCATCTAAAACAACAAAGTAGACGCTACTCAGGGTGAGTGCGTCTACACTGGATAATTCAGAAGTTTTAATTTGAGACATTCATATCTATTTATCAGATAGATACGAATTTACAGCATCAGTCTCCACCTCCGCCCCCACAACTACTACTTGAGCAGCTTGATGAACTACTACTTGAGCAGCTACTGAAGCTGGATGATGAACTACCACTATCATAACTGGATGATGAACTACCACTGTTATCGGCATTCTCACTATTATCATGAGAATGTGATTTAGCATCTAAAAGACTGTCAATTAGTAGCATGTTAACATCTGTGAAAGTATCCAGAGGAGTATCACTTAGATCAGAATTTTTAGATAGATTGTTATTTTTAATGGCCCCTAATTTTTTATTGGTTTCTTTGAATTGTTTAGAATAATCCTTATTATCTTCAGGTTTTTCAGGATTATGATGGATGGTTTTTCCGATAACATTTTTACACCAATGATCGAAATAATCCTTAGTATGTAGAATGTGATGGTGCCAAATATCATCTACTGCTTTTGAAGGAGTACACTCCTCGTCAGAGGAGGCAGCAAGGAACATGAAATTCTTATAATCCTCAATAAGACTTGAAAGAATGCCAGTATGTTCAGGATGTTTTTTTCTAAAAGACAATTTGAAATTATAATCATTTTCATCTGATAGAAGAAGATTGACACGATCAATCTTATGCTTTAGCCATGCGGTTTTAATATATTTTAACATATGTTTTTATTTTAGGAAAGATGCTGCGGTTTCACGAACTTCTTGGAATGTATATTCTTTGGTAATAACACCATTTTCAAAGACGGTATTCATATAAGGCTCGTATTCACCTTCGAGTCCAACAAAGAAATTACCATCTTTATCACGGAAAGTTTCGACTCTACCACGTTTACTAGCTTTACTCTTATCTGTAGGATCTTTATAGACATCGTACCACACTCCATCACGTTTATGGGCAGAACCTTTGAATGCATTGCGCTGAGTGTCGCGGTTATGCTTTTGCATCAACCCTCCACCTTGCCCATAAACAGATGTATCAGGACTATAACCATTATCCATAAGATTGACAATAGAATCCTTAATTTCTTCAGTAGAAAGTCCGTCACCGTAGATAGTCCCAACCTTTGGATTAAGGGTTTTGAATCCCTTCTTATTGAAGAATTCACCAAAATAATGTTTGAGCGTTTGCGCAATCCAAAGAATTTGATCCTTAGGAGTATCACCTTTAAAACGAGGACTATCGGGACGGAAGACATATTTTCCATTACGAGCAAGAATCTCATTGTTTAGATTGGTACCAATATAATTAATCGAATCTTCAATACTATAACTGTCTTGAACATCACTAATAATACCATTTGGATATTTTTCCAAAAATCTCCGTGTGATAAGATGTTCTCCTTCCCGACCTAATGAAGTTTTTACATTATGTTCGTTCGCAAAAACAGAAAAACCGAGCATTTCACGGGTGTTATAATATTTTCGTGCAAATTGAACACCCTGGATAGTATCAGTGCCCATAAAATTTACTAAATGAGCTGAACCACCAATACCAGCCGCATCTACACATGTTGCAGCCCGGTATCCAAAGCAATGCAAAAGAAATGCCAATACATCCATATTATCAGCGCCAATTTCCAGTTTATCTTTCATAAACTGCTTCATATCAAAACCGATAGTCGCGATATTTGAAGGATACCATACGTGAGTTAAAATTGTTTCGAAATGATTATAAAGTACGCCACCTTTGGGGATATTATCATCAGTGAGAGTGATAGCCATAAGAGGATGACTAATAGGTACTACTGCACCTTCTGGGACCGCTCTAATTTTAATTGGAAGATAACCACCATGTTTATTAACAATATACTCCCACATTTGGCGATTATATTTTTCAACACCAAAATGCGCATGGGAAAACTCTTCTGCCTCATCAATACGATCTTTAGTTACTACCGGACCTTCGAGGTGTTTCTTAAGGATAATCTGAAGACCATAGAAATTAGTAAATGGGTATTTTGCACCATTTCGGGATTCGAAATATGCATATCCGTTTTGGGTATCATCAGTTACCATATCAAAGTGTCCTAATTTATAGGAATCGGTAAGTAGGCAAATATTATTAAGGTCGATGTCGGTAGGTGCTCTCATAGGTCTTTAGTATAGCAAAGGTCTGAAGGTTGTCAAGGTTTAACTAAGGGGAGTATCATCCAATTATGCTTATTTTTCATAGTTTTACGTGCTTCTTCTAATTTATGAGGCTTCTTATATAAAGAAGATTTCATAGTTAATATTTTTTCAGCAAGTCTAACTTTCATAATTAATATAGATTTTCGCTTTTTAAAGTGCCAGAGGTTGATACATTTCTTTTGATTTGGTTATTCTTTTCGGCAATAATCCATGCATCTTTTCGGTTATAAAATCTTCCATATTGATCGATAAATCCTTGATCATACCCTGTAAATTTGAATCCAGTAGCCTTGATCTGGGAACGCATTACATCGTCAAAATGTCTTGCACCACAAAAAATAATACCAGTTTCCTTATGTTTGCAGGCAGCACAGACAATCCAAACAGGAATATCTGGGTTAGGTTGCCAGTTCTGTAACTCAGTACGACAAATCCATCCACGAGACGTGTTGATTCCGTTCTCTTCTGTTATAAGGTAAATTTCAGCCCATTCACCCTTCACGATAACAAAGTCACCATGTTTCAGTTCGGTATTATGATCAACAATATGATGTTTTGTCATTTTCGTATGTTATTTATAAATAAGACTGTTTGATGATATAGATTCTGTGCAAACATCTGAACAACCATATAGTATAGAAGTGTTTCACGGTTGAAGAAATACAAGACTCCGAGTAAAAGTACACAAATCATATTATCACCCCATATATCAGGTGGCTCTTCATCCACATCTTCGAAATTATTACGCACTAGCACCGCAGTTTGTAAAGGAAACATACTACTCAAAATTAAAAATGTTGAGAATATTATGATTTCGAAAACACTTAATGCAATCAGGACGAACTCTGAAAATGGAGATAATATAGGAAATATTAATGCAAGTAATATCAAAAATACTATATGATACATATTTCTAATGTTCAATTCTATCAGGCCAAAGATTTTCGAGAGATTTTAATGCTGCTATTGCTCTTTGACCTTCAGGAACATTGCAGTGCTTTACTGCATCCTCTAAATATTCAATCAGAATTAGTAACGATTGTGCGGCAAGAGGGGAAAATGTTCGAGAATAACAAATAAAATGACTGTTATGTGCGCCTTCTGTTGTAGGGGTATCTCCCGCCGCAACTTCTACACTCCCCACCACATACATGAAATCTCCTACAGGATATTCACCATTTTCCGTTACATCATCCTTTGAGTTTCTTTCAACATTTGATGTGAAAATACCCGCATATGCGCCATACCACGGCTCTGCCGTTGCATTATTTGCAAGTCGAATAGTCTCTTTACAGAATTCTTTGATTTTAGTTAGTTTGTTCATCTATTTCGATTCACTAGCCACCAATTTCTGAACAAGGTCATTCAGATGATCATTCATCCGATATTTAAAACTTTTATTGAACATATCAACTAGAACGTGATGCTCTTCAACAATATCATTTTTATCCAACGGTTTAGCGATACTAACCCATTTTGCAGCTTCGACATCATCGGCACCTTCAGGTTGACCAAATATATATTTCGCAGAAAAGAATGCAGTTTTAATACAATCTTTACCCGAACGAAATCTCCAATCTTTAATTTTAGTACTACCAATATACTTAATATCGTCTACTTCTACGCCTGTTTCTTCCATTACCTCGCGCTTTGCATCTTGCTCTAGGCTTTCACTAGTAGGATCACTAAAACCCCCTACAAAACGCCATTTAGTCTCTCCAGGTTTACGAACAAGTAGAAGCTCATTCGTATCAAAGTTAATAATTGCACAATCCACAGTTTGGAATGCAGTAGGATAATGCATACCAGTCGCAGCAATCAATCCTGCACGATAATCCTTACTCGAAGGATAATTCACCATGATTTGTTTCCGTACTTGTGTTGCAGAAACAAAGATTTCAGATTCCAATTCACAGGTATGAATCTTTCCGCTATATGCATTCAGAAAGCTATCACGGCTTCCGTAAAGAGTCGCGGTTTGTCCAGGGGGAAGTAAATCCCGAACCATTTTATCAAGATTCTTCGACCATACTTCATTACTACGGTTATCATCAACTTTAAAGATTTCCACATCAGGAAATACTTCTTTAATCATTGCCGCACGATGTTTAAAATCAATCGGATTATTTAGGGTATTCTTAATTGGCGAACATCCAAGGAAGATGATAACCCGTGCATGACGATTCAACACACTTTGAATCAAATCTTTATGTGCATCATGAAGTTCATGGACTTGGAAGCGCCCAATAATTACTCCAACTTCTCTCTTTTTTTCTACAGGTTTCATATAATTATTTCTTTTCCTCGGTCATTTTGATGATAAACACTCCGATAGTGATCGGGATTAGTGCCGATAATGCCATGATTCCTAGGAATCCGTACATGGCTAGTAATTCTTGAATGATATTAATAAGTGTCTCCATTGGTGTATTAAGGTAGAGTTTTTTTGCAGAAAGTCAAGAACTCAATGAGGGTTTTATCTTCGACATTATCATTAAATGTTGCAAGATTAAGATTCACCTTTCCAGTGTTCTCCTTATCAATATTGATTTTATTAACATTATAACTGTTAAATTGTAACACAAATTCTCCTAATTTACCTTCAAGGTATTTTTTGAGTTCATAATTATCTTCAACAGTTAAAAGATTGCTCATGGCACCGAGGAGGCAATACCTTCCTCCGCGTTCATATGAACCTTTGCAACGGTTTCCTGGTGTACTGAATATCTGAATGAGTTTTTGAATATTATTTTTCATTTTCTGGTTTTTCTGTTGTGAAACTTTTTGTTATTATACTACCAAAGCTATTATATTCGACATATAAGTATCCTTCCTTCCCCGAAGTCCAATTATGAAAATCGATTTTCTTATCTGATTCGAAAACTTTTTCATCAGTAATAGCAAAAACTTTGAACGATGTAGATTCTGCTTTATATACAATCGGTTCATATGCCGTTTTTACAGGAAAGAAAACGCAACATATAAATGATGCACCGAGGATCATTGATCCAAGTACAAAAAATGGATGATCTGTTTTAAATGTTAAATAGATCGAAAACGGTAGTGCAATAATTGCAATGATAAAGAAGATAAGTGGTCCAGTCATAAGAGACATTACATGTTGTTATTTGTTAGTCAAGTCATTTCCCAGACTTTTTGACCAACTGGATTAATCCATACAAAGGGTTTTTTATGTTCAATCAATTGTTGAAATACATTATGGGTACCGCCTTTATTTCCGTCGAAAACCACTAATGCTGCATCCGCTTTTTCAACCATTGCTGAATTCTTACACTTCAAAATTTTAGAGGCACTTTCAATTAGAAATTCACGGTCTTTCTTGGAACCCTCGTCCATGGTATCCTCTTGCCCATCAAATGGTATACACGCAGTATATGGAATCTTCCTATATATAAGTTCCTCACAAAACCACAAATCTACACCACTCGCCATTCCTGAAAGACCGTATGTAGTATTTCTTAGAAACGTGTCTGATAATGCTGCAATAATTCCGACATAACGAATCCAATCCATATCATACTGTTGGAGTTTATGTAGTCGGTGCCCCGTTACCAGCGTTTTCATATTTTTTCGTCAGCCACCTATTAGTTTGAATCATACTATCAACATGTTGAAATAATATGTAACTAAAATCTAACATCTTTTTATTATTATTTTTACGACCGATATAATAAATGATACGTGCGCGTTTACGAGTAGATTTAATTACATCAATGGGTATTATTCTCATAAAATTCCAATTTCCGTATCAGAGAAAACGGATATTTGACAATTCATCGTCTGTTACTTTTTTGATAAATTGATGCAAATATATAGTTTCTGGTCCGTTGTCTGTTAATTATTCCAATTTCTTCCATTCTTCGTATTCTTTCTCATATCTGGGCAAAGGCCAAGAACCGGTAGAGGTGTGGACAGTCCATACGAATTTCCATCCAATACGTTTCATTGCACGAACCAACGTCATACATGCATCCATATTGTCATCCCAGATAGAAAATGCAGGATCTTTTCCATTATAAAATAGTAAACAGTTCATTAAGAGTCTTTTTTGGAATTTATAATATAATCGTATCGACCACTTCGCAAATTAGCATGTAAACCTTCGATATTTGTCCACCCCCAATCACACATATCATTACCGTCCACGACAGTTGTCATACTATTACGTTTAATACCGTCTTTAATAGAATTTAATTCTGTTTCGAGGCTTTTATATTTTTCTAGAATGAATTTAATTCGTTCACTAGCACTTCTATATTCGCCAGAAAATCGAATTCCACTATCTAGTATAACACCTCGTATTTTTCGAAGTTCCTCCAATTCGGATTCGATTACAGCATTCACGTATTGTTCCATCTTCTCTTCGTTGAAATTATCCGCTCTATTAGGCGGAAATGCAGGAAGGAGAGGAATGGCTATACTATCTTTTAATTTCATATCAAAGTAATTCGAAAAGTTGATCCGTCCAAGTTCTAAAAAAACCATTAGGCCAGTGGTTTAATTTACCATTGAGATGAATGGTAATTTTATTATTCTCGAAAATAATGTAATATCCTTCTAATTGTTGTCTTTTAATTTGAAGACGAACATCATTCAGAATAATTTCTGAATCTATGATTCCTATAAAGGAACCATCAGGGCCGTACAGAGAACATTCAGTTTCTTTAAGATTTCTGTTTATTTTAACTGGCATTTCTTTTTATTTTTAAAATTTGGTGCGAAGGGGAAGGGATTGAACCTCCGACCTCTCACATGTTATCTTCTTATTTCGAAAATTTAGAAGATGTGACCAATCCGCCAACTTGTTACCCACTTTCGTTCAATGTTTTTAGTGTTAACCCCGCCAACATCTACCTACTCCGCCTCTTACTCGCCTTTGTTTTGGATACCTTTCGGTATGCGCTCTACCACTGAGCTACCCCCGCATTATCCTTTACATTAACCCTTTTACTTCTTAATGTCAAGCTCAAAAACCGCATAATGCTTCGAATCTTCAC